CCGTTGCCCAGGCAATACATGTTGTCGATGCTCGGGCCGGTCGCGTCGATGTCGTCCTGGATGGCCCAGCCGGCCATGATGCCGTCGAACACGGTCGCGTGGATGTGCCGCTGCATCGAGTTCAAATCGCCGTGGGTGAGCCCCTCGCCGTCGTTGAAGAGGATCTCTCGGGGGAGGATGTCTGCCATGTCGTTTACTCCGCGAAGAAGCCGCGCACGATCTTGGCGAGCGCGAACTCGTCGATCGTGCGGATCTGGTTGCCGTATGCGATGGCGAGAAATGCCACCTGCCCATCGATCGGCCCGCCAGCCGCCGCGGGCCGGCTGTCCCCGATGCGCAGGGGGTTCGCGTTCGCCAACTCAAACTGGCAGGACAGCGGCGTCGCTCGCTCGATGTGCGAGGCAAAGCGCGCCTGGCACACGGAGCGGTCCACCACGGCCACGGTCGCGATCCAGGTGTCGGTGCGGTTCGTGCGCGCGGTGAGCAGCACACGCGATGCGTCCGGGCCGCTGCCGGCGTCGAGCCGGAACTCGAAGACCGGATTGGACACGTCCGGCCGCACGAAGAGATTCCACCCAGGGAACTCGCCGCTATCAAGCTGCTTGCCCGCGTAGGCCGAGGTCACCACAGGGAACGCGCGGAGCTTGAGCACCGAGACGATGCAAATCGAATCCGCGTCGCCGATGTCGCCGAGCGTCGTGCTTGTCGCCCGGTAGGCGTCCGTGTTCGCCCCGGTGAAGTCGTATACGTCGGTGCCAAGCTGGCCCTTCAGGTTCGCGCCCGTGACGATGCTCGCCGCCCCCTCCGCGGTCAGTGCATCGCCGCTCACGAGGTCGCTCAGTCCGCCCAAGTAGATATGGGAGAACGTCAGCCCGGTGAGTACGGTCAGCTTCTCCTCGGTCGTCAGCGGCCGCTCGACGATGGCCTTCACGCCCGCGCCCTTCACCTGCCGGATCATCTCGCGGATCGACGCTACCGTGCCATCCCCGGCATCAGCGGGCAGGATCACGATGATCGTGACCGGTGACCGCGCGCCGATGCGGTACCCCCTCGACAGGTACGCGCGCGCGCTGGGCGTGGCCGTCGTGCGCACCTCACCCTCGAAGTATCGATCCACCCTCCAGGTCACATCCTCGTCGAGCCCGACCTGCGCACCCGCCGATGCGAAGACCGCGCCGTTCTCGTCGATGGCGGTGATCACGCTCTCGCCGTCGTGGTCGTCGCTGCCGGTGAGCGTGATCCGATGCTCCTGCACCGGGAAGAAGAGCCGCAACGGCGCGCGCGCAAAGCTGTCCGTGGGCGTGAACACGAAGGTCCCCGCCGCCTCGCCCGCGGCGAAGGTGCCGCCGGTGCCCTCGTCTGCCTCGTACACGCCGAGGAAGATGCGATCGCGCCGGAGCTCCAGCAGTCCGACGTCACCGACCACGCCATCCGCGTCGAGGATGTCCTGGATGCCGTCGAGAAGCGCCCCGCGGGTGACCGCGTCCGGGATGCTCTGGAGCCTCGCGCGCAAGGCATCGTCGCTCTCGCCGTCCTGCCGGTTGGTCCCCTGGTCGCGCGCGTGCTGATTGAGCCAGTCGGGATCCGTGGCATTTGGTCCATCCGCATCGCCGATGCGAAGCTGATCCAGCCAATACCGGATCGTCGTCATGGCCGCCCCGTGCTGCTTGGCCATGCCGGGGAGGATCTCGTCAGGGCCGGTGCCACGAAGCCACGAGGGAAGCGACGCGCGCGCGAACTCGAGCAGCTCCTCTTCTTCCGCGGTCAGGGCCATGCGCGCATCCTACCCGATCGTGAGCGTGCCCGGGCGCAAGACCTGCCCGAGACTTGGTTCGATGTCGCCGATCGCTTGGGTCACCCCGTCCACGGTGATAGCGGTGAAGGCCACCTCGAAGATGTCATCCGGCGCGATGTCGATCAGCGAGTGCACGAGCATGTCGAGGAACAGCGTCTGGCCGGCGCGCAGGCGCCCCACGCGCGCCGCGAACGCTGCTTGTAGGTCGGGCTCCCGGGCCATGATGTCGAACCCTCCCCGTACCTGGAAGGTCGCCGTCACGTCCACCACGGAGCGCACGCCACCGACCACGGTCACCGGGATCCCGGCGCATCGCCAGTTCTCCAGCTCCGCGTCGACGTCAGCGATCATCTGCGCCGTCGAATTGCCATCGGCATCCGAGACCAAGATGCTCACGTTGAAAACCTCGTCCTCTTCGACCACGGCCACGGACACCGAGGCCACCGTCAGCGCCCCGGTCTCCAGCGCCTCGATGGTCCCCCTGCGCAGGTTGCGCCGGCTCGCCCGCGCCCGCGCGCGGAGCTGCTCATCGGTCTCGCGCACCTGCCCCCCGCCCGCGGTCAGCGGATTGGTCACGGTGAAGGTGTCGAAGAGGGTGTCGAGCACCACCACGATGGTCCCCGCATCCGCGTTTCCATCCGGCCCCGACACATCAGCCGTTGCCGATGCCTCGAACGGCCCCAGCTCGCCGATGCCCACCGCAACCGCGCCATCCAGGGTGAAGGTCACCCGGCGCCCCGTGGCGTCGAATGCCGTGGCGATCCGCGTGCCCGCGTCGATGGTCCCCGCCGTCAAGCTCGTCGCCCGGGTGAACTCGACCGTGACCTGGGCGAACGTCGCCGCCTTGCGCTGGATCTGGTACCGATCGTTCACCAGCTCGGTGAGCGCGTCCCCCGATGCACCGTCGAGGAAGTTGTCGCGCACGCCCTGCGCCGCGAACCGGATCGCCACGTCCGCCATGGCCCCGCCACCGCGCAGCAGCAGGTCGGCAATGTCGCCTTCGCGGAGCTTGTACTTCGGATTGCGCGCCAGAACTTCTGCTTGGGCCTGTGCGAGGAGATCTTGGAAGCTGGGAGCTACGGGCATCAGGACACCTCGACCGTGGCCACAAGGGGCTCGTTGCGTTGCGTGAGACCGACCGGCACGAACACCGGCTTGATGCGCAGCACGCCGTCATCCGTGCGCGTCACCTCGACCGAGGTCACCGACGCGATCCGGTCGTCGCGAAGGAGCTGCGTCCGCACCCGGGCCGTAAGCTCGTCGATCGCTGCCCGGGTCATCAGCGCCTTGACGAACAGCCGCGCGCCGGCGCCGTAGTCGGGCAGCGTGGCCACGTCGCCCGGGTTCGTGATGATCATGTGCCGCACGCTCTGGAGTAGCGCGCGGATCTTGGAGATCTCGACGAGTTCGCCGGAGGCGTTGAGCACGCACCCGCCGTCGTCTGCGGTCACGTCGAAGTAGACGTCGAGGCCGAACAGCTCGGCGAGCTGGCCGTCGAGATCCTCGGGGGCTATGTCGCTGATGCCGGTCATGGGCTACAGGTTGTCGGTGACGTAGTCGGGGACATTGCCAGAAAACGGATCCAGTGCACCATCCTGATCCGCATCGACCGCCACCTCTGTGCCACAGAAAACCACATATATTCCTGTTCCCGTCCTGCTTATCAATGCAGTTGTGCACGATACATTCAGGGATTCACCTTCTTGCATGCAGCCATCCCGGTTTCCGCACCCCAGCCACTGATACGGCGTGTCAGAGCACGCCAATAATGGGCCGTCCGGATACTCGTTGCCGAGGAATGCGACCCAGGTTCGATATGCCACCGAGGGAACCCCGTCAGGCGTGTAATACGTCATCGTCGCATCGATTTCACACGGCACCGCGCCGATCGGCATAGGACCCGCATCGTTCGCGCCGTTACCCGCATCGAGAACGACCCGTGCATCTTCGCCTATCACAGCCCCTGCATCCGCAACCTCTCTGCCTGCATCATTGGTGTAGCCGGCCTCGCCGCATGCCATCATTGCCGCAAAGATCGTCAAGATCTCGTATCGCATTGTCATCGTCCTTCGTTACTTGGATTTTAATATCGTAGTACCATTGACATCTATCGATACAATTGGAGTTGTGCCTGCGGGTCCTTCGAGTGGCCCTGTTGTCGGGAATGGCGGGGCCGGGCCTGGGCCGTGAACATGTCCAATGAACTCATCCCGCACGCGCTCAACGTCGGACTTCTTCGCCACGGGCTCAGCTTCTCCGGGATCGCCATCGTAGATCAGTACCTCGCCGCTCACGATGATGGTCCGCCCCTCCTGGATGCCCGCGGGCACCGCGCCCGACGAGAGCACCGAGACGATCGTCGGCTGGAAGTCGATGCGGCCGCTCGGGACCATGACGAGCACCTCGGAGCCGACCGGGGGAACGTCCCAGATGCCCCGCCCTGCCCCGCCGAACGCGGAGCCCAGCCGGCAGGTCATATCGAGCTGGTCGGGCACGGTCTCCACTTCGACGAGCACGTCGCCTTCCTCGATCGAGTAGTGCTGCTGGCCGGCCGGCGCATACACGATGCCGAGCACGCCCCAGATGCGGTTATCGGCAACCAGCTTGCGCAGGTCGGACATATCGAGCTTCTTCGAGCCCATGCTGCGCCGCTTTGGCGATCGCGTCCTCATCCGCCCTTCTCCTTGACCACCGCGCGCTCGATGCGCCCGGGGTAGCCGATGCGTGAGCCGTCCGAGCGAAGCATGCCACGCTCGCGCTTCTCCGCGCGGGTCTCGCGCTCGTCCGGCGCGCGCACCCCGTCGACGATCACGAAGTCGACAAGCTCCATCTCGATGCTAACGCCCTGATCGGCCGAATATTCGATCGTCGCCTCGCGCACGCGCAGGGGTCGCGAGAGCACCGATAGGATCGCCTGCCCGCGCGCGATGGCCCGGGCGATTGCCTCGTTGAATCCGCGGCGCACAAGATATGCGTATCGCTCGCTCTCGGACAGCTTCGCCAGGCTCTCGCCGTTGAATTCCTCGATGTCCACGACGAAGGCGTCGCCCGCGGCGATCGAGAGCAGATCCACATCGCGCATGTCGCGGAGATCGCGCGTGGTCATCCGCACCATGCGCTCACTCCTGCCGAGCAGGGTGTGCAGAGACCGGGCCGCGTTGCGCAGGGCATCCCGATCGGTGATGCCGTAGACCGTGTGGATCTGATACTCCTCGGTCTTGCCGATCGATGATTTGCTGGCCTGGGCCCTGCGCTGCTTGATCTTGGTGAAGCTGCCCTCGGGCCAATCAACCTCGATAGTCTCGCGCCGCACCGGGTCGTAGCTCTTGACCACGATCGTGGGCACCGCCTCTTTCGACAGGCGCCGAGATAGCTCCAGGTTGGTCAGATTGCGCCCCCAGGCCATGCGCCTGATGCGCCCGCCCGCCTGCTCGTCCAGGTTCTTCGGCAGCGCCAGGACCACGTCGAGCCCCCTGACGAACAGGATGAAGCCGTGCCGGGTGGCGAGCTTGTACATCACGTCCCAATAGCTCGTCTCCTGCTGCACCGGAATGCCGCGGGTGTTCGACCGCACCTCGGATGCGCCCACGGTCGGCAAGCGCTCGACGCGCTCCCCCTCGACCACGAGCTGGAGCCGCCCCTCCTGATCCGCTTCGGCGAGTAGATCAGCGAGCAGCAGATCAATCCGCTTGCCCGTGGGGATTCTGCGCGCGCGCCCTTCAGGTGTCGGGGGCCACTGCTTCTTGATCAGGAAGTCGGTGTAGTCCTGGCCCGTGATCGTCACCCACTTTCCCGACTCGTCCATCACGATCGAGTGGTCGTCGAAGAGGCCGGCGATCTGCGGCTCGTTGCCCAGGGTGAAGGCTTGCACCGCACTCGCCAGCCCCAGCTCTTCCTTGCGTGCCTCTGCCGGGCTGCGCTGGGCCGCCGCGTCCAGATTGGGCAGCGACTGCCTGTTGTCGAAGCCGCCATCGACCGCGCTCTGCACATGGAACAGGAAGATCTCGATGGCCCCCGCGCGCACCGTGGCCGGGTCGATCGGCAGGTCGAGCAGGTCGAAGGTCACCTCGAACGAGTCAGCCTGCCGGTAACTGTTCCGCTGGATCCGCACTTCCTTCGGAATCAGCGGGATCACGATCGGGTCCGCATCGCCATCACCGAAGCTCTCCGGGATGACCTGCAAGATCGCGCGTGCCTGGGGGTAGAAGGTGCCCATCACAGCCTCGGGATGACGAGCAATTCCTCACCGGTGAGCGTGAGCCCGATGAGCCTATTGCGCTTGCGTATTTCGTCCCAGGCAAACGGGGTGCCGTAGAAGCGCCGCGATATCGAGTACAGCGACTCCCCCTGCCGTGGCCGGTAGAAGGTCACCGCGCCCGGGTCGTCGCGCCGGATCAGGTCATCCGATGCGCGCGCGCTCGACAGGCCGATGATGCGCGCATTGAATCGCACCGTGCGGATCCAGCTCTCGAAGTTGAGCACCGATACTGCGGTGCGCACGCCCATATCCACATCCGACCGGGCCACGATGGTCTCGTCGACGAGGTCCAGCGCACGAGAGCGCGCTTCCAGGAATTGCGACGAGATGCGCCGCAATGGTGATGCCTGGAACGCTTCGAGTTCGTTCTGATCGAGCGTCGATGCGATCTCGTCGCGCTGCTCGATGATGCCGACGAGCTGCTCGTCGGTGCGGTCAGCAAGGTCGGTCTGGAGCTCGCCCCGGGGGGCGTCGAGCTGGGCGTCTTCGGCGCCCTGGACCATGATGTCGAGCTCGTCGAAGGACTCCGCGGGCGAGCGCGTCGCTGCTGGCAGGGCCGCGTCGATCTGCGCGTCCTCAGCGCGCTGGATGACATCGACTTGGAATTCATAATCGATATGCCACGACCGGCGATAGCTCGGATTGAAATCCGAGATGATCCCCTCGAAGACCTGGTTGCCGTACTGGAACCGCGCCACGTTCCCGCGCGAGACCAGCCCCTCGAACCGGCGCAACTCCTGCTCGGCATAGCCGATGAAGTTGTAGCGATCATCCCAGCGCCCGCGGAGCACGAACGGCTTGCGCGCGGGCCCGAGCACCTGGTGCGAAGGCTTGCGCCCGCCCGGGTAGTCGGTGCGCACCATGCGCTGGGAAAGACCCATGGTCCAGGGCTGAAGGGGTGCTGCGCGTCCGCCTCCGAGCGTGGGATCTGGGGGCGTGCGGTCACTCGTCCAGACGAAGCGCTCGCCCTCCTCGGTCTCGATCGTTGCCGCCCCGGTCCGCTTCAGCTCGGTGATTGTGAATGCGCCTTCTGCCATCGGTACCGCGCATGATTCTACCTGCTACGGTTCCGATCTCACAACGAAAGGAGCCACCGACCATGTCATGCGCACGATGCCCGATCTGCTTCTTCCGTCTCCGCTGCGGCCGCGTCACGCTCGCCCTTGCCCTTGCCGCACCGGGCTGACTTGTTGCCTTTGCCTTATGGGACCGCCACCATGAGGGCATGAAGTCACAGCCACCGGATCTTCACGATCTCATCGCCCAGGCGCCCGTCGAGCAGGCCAGAACGGTCGCGGGAGCGCTGTCGATCTATGTCCGCGTCCACGAGTGGATGGAGGATCCCGCGAAGCGTGAGCGGCTCGTCGCTACCGGGTTCGTGCCCGGGTGCTACAGACCGGACATCACCGCGCAGGAGATCCGCGCGCTTGCCGAGCCCGTGGACGAGGTCGTCGATCGGATGATACGGGGACAGGAGTTCGACGCATGAGCGATCCCAGGCAATCTGAACTACTCCGCGCCCATCGCATGCTGGAGCGCGTCCTTGCTGGACTGCAATCGTCGATCGTGTCGACGGATCCATCGACCATGTCCGCGATCGTCGATGACCTCGAATCCGAGGTGGTCAACTTCCTGTCCGGGATGCCGGTGCCGTCGATCGATGATGAACCAGAGGAGGATTGCCCGGATGTCTCTCGTCACTGAAACCGCCACCGATGGCTCGCTGGCCATCTTCAGCGAGTGCATGAAATACCGATATTGGCTGGAGCGTCCGCTCGGCGCCGGTGAGGGCACTCTCGCATTCGTGATGCTGAACCCGAGCACCGCGGATGCTTTCCGAGACGATCCGACCGTGGCCAGGTGTCGCCGTCGCGCGCAGGAGAACGGCGTTTCCCGGCTGGTCGTCGTCAACCTCTTCGCTCTGCGCTCGCCCGATCCGCGCGATCTCGTCGCGGCGCACCGGCGCGGCCAGTGCCCGATCGGCACCGATAACGATCGCTTCATCTCGCGCGCCGCGCACTATTCAACGATCATCGTGTGCGGGTGGGGCGCTTCCGTGCCGAGCATTTTCCGGCGCAGGCCGGGGCGCGTGCTGAGCGTGCTGCAAGGTGGCGGTGAACTGCGGTGTCTCGGCACCACGAAGAGCGGCGCACCTCGTCACCCGCTGTATATCCCCTCTGCGGCCCCGCTGGAGCCGTTTCCGCCGCTCACCCCTCTCTGAACGTATCCATCGCGCTCGACGGGTTCTTGGCCGCGTCCTGGAAGGCTGAGACCATGCCGAACACGAAGCGATCCGGGTCGTCGGACTGCACCTCGATGCGCTGGATGGTGACGTTCACCTTCGGCTTGCTCGTCATGCTATCCGGCATCGCCCGGGGGATGAGCATGTCGTCCTCATCACCCTGGCCATACTTGAGGCCGAAGAGATCGCGGATATCGATCGTGCCGCGCTGAAGCTCGCGCTCCATGCTGAATATCTGAGAAGCAACCCGCGACCATTCATCGCTGGTCAACTCCATGCGATCGCGGATCTCTTTCTGGAATCTCACCGCATCGATCGACCACCGCCCCCGATTCTCGCTGATCAGTTTCTCATCCACCGCAAACTTGAGCAGCGCGCGCTGGGCGTCGATCAGGTCTCGGTCGGTTTCCTCGAGCACCTTCTGCGCGAGCTCGACGCGCACGCGGCCGAATGGCGACAGCCTATCCAGTTCACCGGCGCGCAATGGCGCCGCGCCCTCCATGGTGCCCGCTCGCTCGCCGGGGCGCGTGAATCCTTGCAGCTTTGCCCGCTCGAGCGGACCGATCGCATCGGATACCGCGGATCCGGTGAGCTGCTCGATCTGCGCCTTTGACAGCGCTCCAGTCAGCTCTCCCTTTGCCCGCAACGCGCTCTCTCGCCGCTGCTGCACGTCGAGCATCTGCTTCGTGGCCGTGTCCAAGGCCATGCGCTTGCGCGCCGTCTCCTCATCTTGCCGCGACTTCTTCCACCACGCATAGATGCCCTCGAACGCGACCACGGCGAGGCCGATGCCGGGCAGCAGCCGCGATGCGATCGTCGAACCGAGCGATGCCAATGATGCGCCGGCAGATGCCGCCTTGATCCCCATGGTATCGAAGCCCTTCGAGAGCAACCCGCCACCCATGCGCTGGAGCAGGTTTCCTCCGCTGGCGAGCCCCCCTCCAAGTAAACCGCCAATCGCCTTCCCCGCGCGCACCGTGGCCCAGACCTTCGCGAGCGTCGTCAGGGTGCCCGCGTTGTCGACCATGAAGCCGACAGCGTCCTTGACCACGCCGAAGACCTCGCTCAGGCCAGTTCCGAGTTCGGTTACGAGTCGCTGGACCGTGTCTTGGTTTCCGTCGATCCAGGTATTCCAGCGCTGGATCTCTTCGCCAATGGCCTTGAATAGCGGCAAGCCGGCCTTGCCGAATGTCATCTGGAGATTGTCCTGGAGCGTCGAAAAAATGCCGTCGAACGTCTGCTCCTGGGCTTTGGCGAGGTTGGACAGTGCGTCCTGCGATAGCGCCTCTGAGAGCACGCGCATGCGCGCAGCCCCCTCCATCTCGTTGAATCTCTTTCTCCCCTCTTCGCCCTGGAAGCCCTTCGAGCCGAGGATTGCCCCGGTGAATTGGTCCTGCGAATTGAAGACACCGCGCAACGCTTGCCCCACGTCGCGCGCCGCGGTTTCCGCTTCAATCCCAAGCGCCTTGGATCCCACCACGCTCGCCGCCGTCAGATTCTCCAGATCGGCCATTGCCCCGCCCGCCGATAGAATCGGCTGGGTAAGCATCTGGGCCATCTTGACGAATTCCTGCGTTGTCCCGACCGACGCCTTCGCCTTCTCCTGGAGCTTGCCGACCATGTCGCCGGCCATCTTGAAGCTGTCCGTCCAGCCCGTATCGCTCGAGAGCTGGATCATCCCGGCCATGGTCGTGACCATCTGTTCCATGTCGGAATTGAACGAGATAAACGCTTTGCGGCCAGCATTCGCAAGCATCCCGACCCCGACCACGCCAGCGAGCTTGCCGAGACCAGCAGATAGCAAGCCAGCCGACTTGCTCGTCTTGTCGAGCTGGCGCTCCATGCGTCCCAGTCCACCCGTTGCCCGGTCTTCGAGCAGGTAGCGGAGCCGCACGTCGTATACCGTCGATGTGGCCATCAGCGCATGTCTTTCGGGCGCGTTCCTTCGGTGCGATCAATCAGATCCGTGAGCTCCGTGTGCTGTATCCACCGCTCGCGGATCGTCCACTGCATGAAGGTGTCGAGATCGGGCTGGCTCAGATGCCAGGCGAGCCGTTGCCACTCTCGGACGAGTCGGCGACGGACTTCATCGACGAGTCGAACATGCTCTCGACGGGCATCCTGCGCGCGTCGAGAGTTACCGCCTTTCCCGTGGTCTTCGCCGCCTCGAGCTCATCAGAGGTAACCCCGTTGAGCTCGCCGTAGAAGGCCATCAGATACCGCTTGGTCTTCAGGTTCCATCGATCCATCTCGCGGTAGGCGACGCCGTCCAGGTTGACGAGCTTGTCGTCCACTGCGACGACGGACACCCGGATAGACTCGAATTGCTCCTGGCCCATCAGAGCCACCGTGTTCTTTTTCAGCACCGGCGCGATGTGCTTCTCTGCCCAGACAGCCGCCTGGATCTCATCGTTGCCGTCGATCTCGCGCATGGTGATTGACCGGCAATTGCAGCCGGCCGGGAGCTCGAATCTCGTTGCTTGCATGGGTGGTCTTCTTTCCGATCTTGCCGATCGTTACAGGGCGATCTGCGAGCGCTTCTTGCATTTCAGCTCGAACGAGCTGGTGACGTATTCCTTGCGGCTGGCCACGGATCGGCTGGCCACCTTCATGAACACGTCGTGGTAGACCTCGGCCTGATCGGATGCGCCCGACTCACGGTAGGCCCAGATCACGGTGAGCGTGATGTCGGGGTGCCGTCCGCGGGTCTGCTCGCGGTTGATGATCAGGCTGAGGAAATTGAGCACGCTCTCATCCTCATCGTGCACCGAGAACGAGCCGTCGAAGCCGTGGTGCTGGATGTCGATATCACTCTCCAGCTCCCCGATGTAGTCCTCTTCATTGAGGTCGGTACGGGGGGTGATCTCGAGGTCGGTGACGTTGAAAAACGACCCCTCCTGAATCTCTCCATCCACGGAGAGCCGGATCGTGGCCTCTTGGCCTCTCTGTCGCAGACTCATTATTCACCCTCGCTGAACTCGATGATCCCGTTCGCGATCGTGGCATCCACGACCAGGTGCAGGATGTGATTGATGAGGTTGACCTCCCACAGCAAGCGCTCTACTCCGCGCGCCCGGGTGGCCTGTGTATTCCCGCTGCTCACCACAGAGAACGACTCGACGATGCGCTGCTGATCCTGTAGCGACTGCGAGAACGCGATCACTTCGCCGATGAGCTGGATCCGGGTCTCGACAAGGTTCTTCTCCTTGACGTAGAAGCGCAGGCGGTCCGCCGCCGAGAGCAGGAGGAAGTCCGCCGACCGGCGCCTCGTGATCTCGGTGCGTCCGGCAACGAGCGACGTGGTCTTGCCTGAACGGAAGACGAATCCATCAGGGAGCCGCTCCAGCGCGCAGATGCCAGCGTCGCGCAAGCTGATCAGGCTTGCCCGCGATAGCGTCGTCTGCTCCAGTCGCCGGATCGCTGCCGTCTGGCGCGCGGTCCGCTGGGAGCCCGGGTGGATATCGACGTCGTTCTGCGAGAGCACCGACGCCATCCACTCGTGCGGGCCGGAGAACATCTCCAGGCCGGTCCGGTCGAGCGTGTAGCCGCCGTTGTAGCACCAGACGATCCGATCGCTCCTGGTCGTGATATCAGCGGCGAGGCTGGCAATCTCGGCCGCCGGCGCCTGACTATCGACGCCAGACCAGGTGAGGAAGATGCGATCATTCACGGCCGCCGCCTGGGTGACGATCGTGCCGTTGAGCGAGGATTGATCTACAGACTCTCCCGCGAGCAGGACCACGCTGGGGCCCTGCACCGCGGCAAGGAGGTCGATCGCGGTGTTGTAGTCGGCGGCAACCAGGGTGCCGTCGTCGCCCCCGGCGAGCGCCTCATCCGCGATATTCAGCGGGCGACCATCGGCGAGCTTGGTTACCGTGATCAGCGTGGCCGGGTCATCGCCGATGACTTCCGCGAGGTTGTTATTGCCCGCGGTGACGTCGAGGTTGCGGTAGACGGTCTCCTGGCCCTGATAGGTGACGCGGAGATTGAAATGGTCTGCGTCCTCGTCCGCGGCGTCCTCGACGCTCACGGTTGGCCCGCTGTTGGCCGCGAGCGACCATTCCCCGGCGCTGCTCGCGTCCACCTGAACGATATCGGTCGGAACCACATCGGCCAGGTTGACCGTTCCCGCGACCGCATCGGACGCGACTACGCGCTGGATATACAACGTCCCAAAGCGCTTGTTGCGCAGCGCGCGCCAAATCTCCGATACGATCGGGCCGCCGTCGCCGTAATCGCGATCGCCGTAGATCTCCAGGAACCGCGCCGCATCGGTGATGGTCTGGATCGTCGTCGGCCCGCGCACCGTGACCCCGGCCATGCCCACGGCGGATAGATCGCGGCCGCGGATGAACCCCTGCGGATCGCGCTCGATGACATAGAGCCCCTCGAGCTGCTCGATGTCTGCTTCGTTGCTCGTGAAATATACGTCTGGTGCCATCGTCGCTATCTCCGCTACGGGATAATCGTCGTCTCCGTGATTGGTTCGCCGGTGTCGAGTTCGACGTCGATCTCCTCAATCGTCGGTGCTACGTCGGTGCGCAATGCGGGGATCGTCCCCGATACGCTGATGCTCGAGTAGAATTGCTGGTCGCCCGCCTCGTCATCCATCCACTCATCATCGTCGAGCTCCCACGAGCAGCGGACCACGCCCAGCTCCTCCAGCTCGAAGTCGGTGAGGATGATGCCGGGCCGTAGCTCGGTGCCGAGGAACACGTCGAGCACGCGCTGCTCGAGCTCCTCGCGTTCCCCGGTGGTGCTGGCCCCGATGCGAACCTTGATCGTGCCCTCGTGCGAGCCGCGCTCCAAGACCACGCGATCCGGCGCCGGCACTGAATAGACACGCGCCTGATCCGGGTCGTAGGTCCAGCGGATCGGGTCGATGACCAGGTGCGGGAATTCAAGCCGGTGGCCAGGGTCGGATTGCCCGACACAGATGCGATCGCGGAGCGCGGGGATCGCGCACGCGAACACCTCGGAGAAGGCCCGTAGCGCTTCTTTGCGGATGGACGCCATCACTTGCCCCCGAGCGCCTTCTTCATGCGCTGGTCAATCTCCTGGACAGCAATGCGGGTGAACTTCTTCATGTTCTTGCGAACGATGAATTTTCCCTTCTGTCCCTTGATGCGTAACTTCCACACGATCGCGTTTGTGACCGCGGTCAGCTTTTGGTTCGATCCGTACATGCCCGGGCGCACCTGCTGGCCCTTGCCGCCGTAGCTCGCGCGCCTGCTGCGCCCCTTGCCAGCGATCCTGAAGTTGCGACGAACCCACTGATACAGGGCTTCCTTGCCCTCTTGGTTCACCGGATGCGGGCGGGCGCCGGCTTCGACGATGCCGGCGTGGGTGGACGTGGATTCGACCACGGCCAGCTCGAACCTCTTTCCGGTGCCCGTGCTGCGCAGCACCGGATTGCGGACCTTCCACGAGGCTTTCAGTTCGCCCTGATCGACAGGCGATTCATTCACGATGATCGCCCGCGAGCGATGGGCTGCCGCCGTCGATGCGTGGACGATAGCCATCTTCGCGCTCTTGCTGTGCGCCTTGATCGCCTTTGCCAGCCCCGCTGGTGTGGTGTGGACGATCACGCCTTCGCCTCACGGAGCCAGAGGATCCAGCCCATATCCTTGACGCGGTCCACATACGGAGGCTTGGCATGGATGAAATACTTCTGCTCCGTGCCTTGGCCGTGCGCATCGGTGAGCTTCAGGAACCACTGCTGATTGCGTGCGAGGTTAGCCGGCCCGCGTAGCTCGGCCTTGGTATAGGTGATGCTCACCTCGCGCAGGGTGATTTGCCCGATCTCGTCCATGCCGCACGTCTTGAGGTCGAGCTGAAGCCCGGACCCGACGCCCTCCCACGGCTCGACGAGCGGCTGCGGAAGAAGCTCGACCTCGGTGTCGGTGTACGTTCCTTCGCCGGCTGCTCGCCCGGTCCACTGCCGCGACACGGTGAAGATCCGATATGCGCGCACGCCGAATGCCGGATGCAGATCGCCGCGCAAGCCGTCGATCACATCGACGACCAGGCTATCGACGAGCACATCGGGATCGAGTATCGCGCTGCCGGCCATTGGTTATTTGCCTACGTAGTTGGCCGGATACGAGCCGGGTAGCGGCTTCGTGTTCGCGGGAGAGAAGATGTCGTTGCGGATCTCCACGCCCAGAATGGACGCGATCCGCTTAGCGAACATGCGCCCCTCATCGCGGAGCTGATCTGGCTCTTCTTTGCGGAGGGTGATCGAGCCGACCTTATCGGCCTTGAAGCGCGAGCGGGCCGCCTCGATCTCTGCATCGATCGTGGTCAGCTTCACGAGCAGTGCAATAACTTGCGTCTCGTGCTCCGGGCGCGTCTCCAGTGCGCTCATGGCCATTTCCAGCCGTGAGTCGTATTGGAAGAAGCGAGCCGACCATCCGAGGTAGAGCCGGATGTCGGCCTTCTGCGTCTCCGTCAGGGCCATCGCCGGTTACTTGGAGATCTTGCTCTCCTGCTCCGCGTCCTTCGTGGCCTTGCCGCCCTTAGCGCCGTTCTTGGCGTCCTGGACCGCACCCAGCGCGCCGGACTGCTTCAGCGCGCTCATGAGCAACTCGACCTGCTCCTCGAGCTTCGAGATCTTCTCGTCGCGCGGATCGGGCGGCAATTCGCGCGGCTTCTCCTGCTCGGCGCCCACGAGCGTAAGCCCCTGACGCTCCATGCTTGCGCGCAGGAGCGCGGGCATCTTCACCTTCTCCCCGGGTCGAACCTCGGTCTCGTCCACGGGCAGACCCGGGCCGTTGAACATCCTGACCGTTACCGGCTTCTCGCCCGCGTTCACGAACGTCGCCTTCCTGATCGGCGGCTGCTTGTCGAATCGTTCCATGGTGTTGTGCTCCTTGCAGTAGCGGTGCAGGCTACGCGGCGAGATTGTCCAGGTAGCCCTGCGCGTTGCAGCGCTTCACCTGAACCTGGGGATAGACGAACAACGCGATTTTGAACGCATCTCCGGTAGTGGCGAGCGGCTGAATGCGCGCGGTAAGGGGCATGCGTCCCTGCCCAAAATGCTCCTCTGGCGTGCCGGCGAGCCCGACCGTTCCCATCGCGCGATTTATCGCATCGGGGCCGTCTGCGAGCTGGGAGATACCGACGTGCCTGGTCGTCAGCGCGGTGACCTTCTGCGCCGGATGCTGGACGTCCTCGATCACGGGAACGCCGTCGAATTCGAGCACGTTGTATCCGCCGTCGAGTTTGATCACCGTGCCATCGCCCATGCGGACCTCGGACACATACCGACGCTCGGCCTGGTACGAGAGCCCGATGCGCTCGTGCTGGATCGGATCGGTGATGAAGAGATCGGGCTTCTCTCCCGACGCGCTGTAGATCGTACGGCGCAGCTCGCGCATGTAGTTGAACGACTCCTTGATTCCGTTCGCGCCGGTAGCCGACAGGTTGATGCCGGTCGCATCGACCACGTTGCCTTGCCACTGCGCAACGGACGCCCGCGAGAGCCCCGCATAGACGCCCTGGTCGCCGATCGCCTCGTTGCCCGCGGCATAGAGCCCATGGATCGTATCCACGGCCCCGGAGCCGCTGTAGACGTCTGCCGCGATGGCGCGGGCGAGCCGCTCCACCGAGTCGCCGAGCTCGTCGGCGAAGAGCTGGGCAATCTCGGCCGGATTCCCCGCCGCGCGTGCCCCTGCCAGGGCTTTGCCGGTCAGCGAGAACGCGTCGTGATAGGTGCCATACTGGAGCACCGCAGGGAGCTTGGTGTCGTTGTTGTAGACCGTGACGTCGGCGCCGTCCGGGATGACCGCGCCGCTCGGCGTGGCATCACCGGTCTTGACCACCCACTGGATGTTTTTCCCGGTGCCCATCTTGGCGCCGAGGATTTGGGCCAGGACCACGGCCCGGTTGATCTGGTTCTCGACCATGTCCATGAACAGGGCCGCAAGGACCTGGTCGATCGTCGTGAATTGTACGAGAGCCATTGAAGGCTACCCCCTTGAGTCGCATGCCGTGCTGCGCAGTCCGCCGCGCTGCTTCGCGTTCCCGGATCGTGAAGATCTGGGTTTCGTCCAGCCTGCGCAGTCCGCCGCGCGCGCGTGCGGTGAGGGGGTGCCTCTCCGTGATCGAAACTATGCCCCTATATCAGGGGCGTCGTCAATGCGTGTTTCAGCCGCCGCGAGTGATGAAATTGCCCAGCGCGTTGATCAGCTCGGCGCGGCTTGGCTTGCCATCTTTGCCGATCGGCGCCCTTCCGCCCGTGTTACCGCTACCGGCAACTGGTGTCGCGGGCAGATATGCCTTGCCCTCGTCGGTCTTGAGCCACTCATTCACGCCATCTTTGATGGGCACGAGTTCCTCGCCCCACTCCTTCTGGACGACGAAGCCGATCTTGCCGTCTTCCTCGCGTACCCGCTGCTGCTCGGTGTAGAGCAGAGCCAGCGCACCCGGGCGCCGCGCCGCATCGACGCCGGCGCGCTCCAGCTCCTTCTCCAGCTCCGCGCGCTGCTTCGCCCGCGCCTGCGCAAGTTCAGTATCCTGGCGTTGCTTTTCGCTCTCCTCGAGCTTCCTGCGGAGCGCCGCCTGCTCGGCCTCGAACTTCTTCCACTTCTTCGAGTCCTCGCCCCTGTCGCGCTTCTTCGGCTCGTCGTCGGGCTCATCGGGCTCGTCGTCGGGCTCGCCTTCCTTGTCCCCCTTGAGCTGATCCGCAATCGACTTGGCAAGCTCCGAGCGGAACGAGTTCCGGCCGAGCTGCGCCTTGACCGCGCTGTTGACCATGTTCCCGACGCCGGCAAGCTTCTCGTCGATGAGCTTCTGCACCGCATCCGCGGTGAGGGGTCCGCCGTCCTTGTCCGCGTCGTCATCCTCTGCAGAGCAGACACCGAGCACCATCGGGGCAAATACCCCGGAAAACAGATTGTGGAGCCTATGCATATTTTCCTCCTACTATGACCTATCCATATTTGCCAAGATCTTCAAGATCTCGACTTTTGCGTCCACGGTGATCGCTCGATGCGGACCGTATCCGGTGGCTTCGGGTTCTTCGTCATTCCGGGCAAATCGCCCCATTCCTTCGCCCAGGGCACGAGCACACACCGGCAATTTGGGTGCGCCGGTGGCCTCGCATGCGTGCTCGTGAAGGTGACGGGCTTGCCTGCTCGAAGCTCCTTCCATTCGGCCTTGAACTCGCCGTCCAGCGCCACCACTGCGCCGTCCAGCGCCGCGCACCGCGGGCAGCGCCGGTGATCCATGGCCGAGTCCCAGCGCATCAAGAGCTCGACGTCGAGCGACTCCTGCGCCTCGTGGAGCCCTTGCTTGTGGATTTCGTTGTAGCCGTTCATGACCTCGGTGCGGGCCACAAGGTGCGCGCGCCTGCGCATGCCGGTGAACACGTCCGGGATGGATCGCTCTAGCCGGTTGCCGAGCTGCTCGATGCTCTCGCCTCGAATCTTCCCGGTGGCCAGCTCGAGCGCGAGCCGCTCGCGCGCCCACGAGTCATATCGGCGCAAGCTCGCCCTGTAGTGGCTCACGAGCAGGTTATCCGCCCTGGACATGATCACCGCGGAGTCCAACGCAACCGGCTGCACCGTGCCCTCGAAGATGTCGCCGAAGTGGAGCAGCGAGCGCTCGATATGCTTCGTGGCCAGGATGCCGGCTCGGTTCGTGCCCTGTCGGATCGTCTTCTCCAGCTCCGGCCGAATGCGCCCGATCGCGTCCCCTGTTTCCCGAAGCTGCAAGAGCGCGTTGCGGTACTTCTGCGTCGTGAATCGTTCCTCGCCGTCCTGCCGGGCGAGCCACTCGCGCAAGGCCCGCTCGGTCTCTTGCTGCGCCCGGGCGATCACCGGAGCGATGCGGGCGAGCGTGTCGCTGTCGAGCGATTCCACGTCACGGACGATCGATTGCAGCAGTGAGCGGTACTCCTCCGCGATGGGGCCGCGGATGCGGGTCATGCGTCTTCCGGCTCGTCCTTCTCTTCCGGTTCATCCTCGGACCCAGGGATCGTGGTCCTGGTCTCTTCGAGCGGCTCGTAGACGACGTTGTCGTCGAGCTCCTTCTCGATGGCCTCGACCACCTCCGGCGTTGCCAGGTCGCCCAGGATCAGCTTGCAGAGCTGGAGCAGCGATAGCTTCTTGAATGTCGGGCTCGGAACGTCCAGTTCTTTGACGAGCACACCTCGCTCGACCTCGCCGTCCACGTCTGCCAGGTCGAATTTCTCGAAGCCCTGCGCGGTCCACTGCGCCACGAGTTCGACCTCGCCACGCCCCAGCGACACGAGTCGCACGATATCGAGCGCGACCTCGCGAAGGTGCTCACCCAGTGCGCGAAGGATCACGCTGGCCGCTGCCTTGTCCTGCTTCTTCGATTCGCCGCTCCTCTTGAGCGCTGCTGCCCCGTTGTCCGTGGACAGAGCCATCTGGTGCGTGACCCGGTGCATGTCGTCGCGGATGTCGGTGCACGACTTGAGGATCTGGTCAAACGAAGCGGGATCGGGTCCGACGAAGCGCGCATCATCCTCCTTGCCGCGCACCTGGACGTAGCCCGGGCCGCGGGTCTGGTTGATGGCCCGATCGGGATCCGATGCCATCCCTTCCTCGACTCGCACACCCGATCGCCGCTGGTTGTCCTGAAATTCGTAGAGATCCTGAAACGCGCTCTGCGTCTGGGCCCAGTGCAGACCACTCCGTAGATTCAGGTGCGCGCTGGCCATGCGCCCGAGCTTATCCATCGCCCAGAGGCCGGCCGGCAGCACCATGCGGGCAAGGGGCACGCGCTGGAAGGTGTGCGCGCCCTCATCGATCAGCGGGATGATCTGCTCGTCGCGGATCTCCTGGTCTTCCTTGACCAGGATCTCGAACTTCGCCCAGCTCGCCGTGTCGTAATACCACCACGTGCGCCGGATCTTGTTGCGGTCGTCGAAGAGGGTCTCCCGCGGGCGATCCTCGAAGTAGAGCAGCGCCCATTTCAGTTGACCGTTGTCGTTCTCCTCCCAGTCGAGCACGCATTCCGGCGCGATCGGCACCGCATAGGCCCGTAGCGCGCCGGCCTTCTCCTGGTCGTATTGGGAGCCGAACTGCATCGGCTCGCCCTGCTCGTTGCGCATCGCTGGGAGCTCGACGATCGTCCACGCGCAGCCGCACACCAGCGCGGTCTCGATGAGCTCTTTCAGGAGCTGGTCGATCGAAACCGTGCGCCCCCCGGCCTTGCTCACGTCCCCGAAAAACTCGTCATAGAAGGCAGGATAGGCGTCCTCGCTCTCATCGCCACCGGTGGACATGGATATGCTCTGCTCGGAGATCGCCGAGACCAGGTGCCCGATTATTTCCCCGGCATAGGGGATGTAATAGGCACGTCTGATGCGCTCCATGTAGATCGCCGGGTGCTCGTCGCGATGCCGCGGAAAAACTTCCTCGCACACCTGGGCATCCTTGAAGATCGACTCTCCGCCCTTGTACAGCGCCCGAAGACGCGCCCATTGCGCCGCGTCCCTGCTCGGATGCTCGCGGCAAAGCAACTTGTACGGCACCCCAGGGCCGCGATACTCGCTCGGCTTGCCCTGGCCACCGCCGGCGCCCTTGTGCCGCTCCTCGGCTCGCTGGATGGCCATGGTCGCAATTGTACCGGTGAGCATCTCGCCTGAATTCTGCATTGCCATACGCCTTGAAGCTACTTCCATCGGCCCGGTGCAGCAATACCCCCGCGGACTATGCGCCCGGTCGATGGGTTGATCAGTTCATTGAACGCATGCGCGGTGCCGTCAACCTGGTCGTCGTGCTTGTCGTTCACGCCGGTGAAGATCTGGACCTCGGTGAGGTAGTGGCGCAGCCAGGGCGCCCGGGCGGGGACGCGCAGACGGCCCTGATTCCAGAAATGGCTTGCCGGCTGGGCGCGCTGATACTTGTCGCCGAGCATCGGCGCCTCGACCACGTCGATCCCCGGGGCGATGCGCAGGAGGAGCTGTGGTACCGCCTTGAATCCTGCTACCGCCTCGACGACGATCCCCGCCCCGTACCATCGCCGCTGCAATGCGACGAGATCCTCGGCGAACTGCGGTACCGAAACCTGCTCGCGGTAGACGTCGAGGATATATGCCACCGCCTCGCGTTTGCCCGTCTCTTCGTTGCGCTCGTTCCGCACGCCCAGGACCACGGCAGCGCTGTAGTCGGACGCCGTGCTCTCCGATGCGGCCGGGTCCGCACCGATCACGATCGTCATGCCGTCGAGCTTGAGGCTCTCGGGCTCGTAGAAGGTCGGGCGCCCGAATACCTGGGTGCCGCGCGGGCGGGGAAGGCCATCGTACAGGGCAGCCCAGGACCACGGCCCGATCTGCCGCTTGATGGATTCTAGCTCATCGACCGGGAAGCGCTCGGGCCACAGCGGCGATCCTAAAGATCGGCCGAGCGGGTCATCGATGCCGGCAACGGCCGGTATGTTGATGATCTCCCAGCCCATATCACCGAGTCGACCGATCAGGTCATCCTCGTGCCAGCGGGTGTGAATCACGACCACGCTGGCGCCTTCCAGTCGGGTGATTACGACCTCGTTGAACCACTCCCAGATGGTCTCCCGGCGCGTGATGCTGTCGGCCTCCTGGCGATTCTTGAAGGGGTCATCGACGACCATCAAGCCACTGATGCCCTGCCCGGTGAGGCCGCCCCCCACGCCACCGGCGAGCAATCCACCGCCCTGGAGCGTGCGCCACTCGTCCATGCCGCGCGAGTCGCGCAGGAGCTGCACACCGGCCCGCATGGCGAGCTCTCGGGCCACCCTGGACTTGCTGCGCCCCTTGCGGTCCGAGTACGTGTAATAGCCGCACGTGTCCGCGGGCGAGTGTTTGAGCCACCATGCAAAAGCATAGAGGATGGCCGTAGTCTTCGCGTGCCTCGGAGGCCAGGACAGGCAGAAGCGGCGCCGGTTGGCCCGGGCATCCTCAATGCGCTTGCAGAGATATCTGACGTGCGGAGGCGGGGGCAGGGTGGGGCTGATCTCGACGATGAACTCGGGGAGCGGCTGATAGCCGTACAGCTCGCGCAGCAGTAGCTCGGCTTCCGCGCGCTCCTCCGCGGGGAGATCCTCGATTGCCCTCTTGGCCTTCGTTTGCCAGAGGAGCTGCCTTATCTCCCCGTTTTGCACTGACTACGTGTGATACGAGACGCCCGGAATCATGGCTGCATGCGTCCAGACGCGATTGCCGATGGTGCCGCCGCGCTTCGTCATCTCTTCGGCTTCGGCGATCGTGACCTTGCGCGCCGTGCTCGACGCTTCCACGACACGGCCGTCACCGAGAGAAATCGCGACGTGTGCGCGCTTCGGCCGCTGGCCTGCGAGTGGGTCGCCTCCGCTGAAGTAGAAAAGTAGAGCACCCCGGGTCTTCAACCCCGCGGGGACCGATATCTGATAGTCATGTTTTACGGCATGGCTGAACTGGTTCCACGATCCATCGGGCATCCGCGGCCCGACACCCGCCCGGGCGCATGCCCACTCGATCAGCTCGGAGCAGTCGATCGCCGCGGGCGAGTCATCCTTCTTACTGGTCTCGGCGCCGAAGCGGTAGGGTGTGCCGAGCAGGCTCATGGCCTCGATGATCACGTCTCTGTAGTCGATTGGCATCTGGCCATACTAGATCACTTGGCCCGGATCCACTCCCGGGCGATCTTGAAGATCGCCGAATTGGTGCCGCGGCCTGGAAGGTGACGACCTGCAATACTCGCGATAGCATGGACCCATGAGCACCCATGATTCGAATCGCCATGGTCCATTGCCTTCCGATCGGATCGCATTTGGCCGCATGCATATAGATTTTCTCGAGGCTACCCGTCGCGCCATGCCGGACATGGCCACGTCCACGGCATGCCGCTGCTCCGGTGCACCGATTGGCAGGGGTGGCGCGGTGGAGTGTCTGTGCGATCTACTATTGGAGCCGGTTGCTGGCGTCGTTCCGGCCCATGCCGCGCCACGCGGGGGACGGTGATGTCGCACGGAAAGACAAACGCCAGCCGAATGGGCGGCCCGAGCAACCTTGCAGAGAAATTGCTTGCTGCCGCCCGCGAGCAGGGCCGGCGCGAGGCCGTGACCATGCTGCGCCAGCGGGCGGGCCAGCTATGCCAGGGAGGCATGCCAAACGATATCCTACGGGATTTCGAGGGCCGCGTGCTAGCAGCCGCGGCCCTCGCCATCGAGCGCGGCGACTGGAAGGCGGGCGACGATGAGTGATGATTTGCCGTGCTGCCACCGGTGCGGATCGTGGCGGGCGAAGATGACGTTTCACGCGTTGTATATGCACCATGCCAATTGGGCGTGCGTCGATGCTACGGGGTGCCGGCGCCGCCAGCGACGGGGGCGACGATGAGCGATGAGATGGCTCGATGCCCATGGTGCCGAAAGCACATTCAGCTTCGGACGCCGGCTCGGATCATGCGCGTGCACGGGCCCAGGTATCAGCGCTGTCGCGGAAGTGGGCAGACGCCGGAGGTAGCTACCCAAGCCAAAACCGACCGCGAGAAGCGGAACAACGAGTGGAGGCGCGACGATGAGCGATGAGACCAAGCCCGACCTGACACCGTGGCAGAGGATCGCCAGGGCTGCACAGCGTGATACGGGCCTTCGCCTGTCAGCGGATGAGGTGTTCAAACTGAGCATGGATGACGCAATTATGCGTCGGGCGTGGCTCGACGATCTTGGCGTCGATGGCGAAGAGGAGTTGACAGATGAGTGATGACACGACCAAGCCCGGCCTGCCCACGGTGGAGCAGGTGCGGGACCACGAGAAGCACGGGGGGCTGTGGCGCGTGAGGAGTGCGGATGGGCACATGTGGTTTCTGCGTGTTCGCGTCTACCATTCGGTTCAATGTGCACCACAGCTTTCGACTCAGTGGGTTGCTGATTGGCCAGAAGACACTGAGGGCGCTACGTGGACCCCCTACGACCAGCAGGGCAACCCGCTGCCCCTGGTCGAGGAAGTAGAGTTCCTTCGGTGTGGCAACCAGTCGTATCGTAATCGCCTCAAGCTGTGGATGAAGATTGCCGTGCGACGCCAAGAAGAGCGCGACGCTGCCCGCGCCGAGGTGGCGAGCGTGGCAAGCGAGCGCGACGACGTGCGCACGACCGTGATCGCCCAAGCCAACGACCTGGATGAGGCGCACGCCGAGGTGCGTGCACTGCGCGAGCAGCGAGAATCGCTTCGTGCAGGAATGGCGCAAATTAGGGTGCTGTCCGCGGCCATCGCCCGGGCAGAGGCGCCCGAGCGCGAGCGCGACGAAGCGCTCAGGACCGCAAAGGAGGAGCTCGACTGGCAGAGCCTCGCGGACTATCAGATGCTCGGCGACCCGGACATGCCCGGGGGGCAGGCTCTCCGGGCCCTGGTGCGTGCTGCGCGTGCTGCATGGCTTGGAGCCGCCCTGGATCGCGGGATCGCTGGGCCATCTACACTAGAGATCATCATCGCCATGGACAATGACGACGCATGGGGTGATTTGTGGGAGGCAGTCCAACGGCGTGACGGTGATGCCTGTGCCCTGTTCTTGGCCGTGCTGCTGGACCGGCAGCCGCCCAAGACTCTGGGCGAGGCGATCGATGCCTGCGCTGCTGCCCCGGAGCACGATGATCTCGACACCGTAGGCAAGCGCCACACCCTCACCGAGGAGGGTGATTGCGTTGGCTGGTGCTCGGCGTGCCGGGAGAATCGGGCCAGCGGGCGCAACCCAGACGGCACGGCCCCGGTGACCGAGGGCCAGCCGATCGAGCCAGTCGCTTCATCCGCCGAGAATATGCGCGCCGGTTCGCCAAAGGATTGTATATTCAGCTCCACGCCTTACCCTCCATCTGCCGGGAAAGGCGAGGAGATATGCGCGGGAATATGCGCGCCGGTGACCGAGGGCAGGACGTGCGGGGGGTGTCAGCGCGGGCGTGGCTGGAATGCTAATGGCCGCGGGTATTGCATCGGCATGGGCAAGGTCCGCGCCGATGGGCGAATTCTGCCGCGCCGGGCGTTGCATCGGGACCAAATCCCGCCCGACGACTGCCCCGAGTTCGAGCCACGGGAGGGCTCTACCACATGATCCAATACGTTCGTTGCCAGCGCCACACCGTTGACGGCGTGCGAGAAGCCTTCGCATTCTTCGATACGGTCCGAGACCGATTCGTCGTGATCGGCAGCGATCAGATCTTCGAAACCATCCAAGATCTTCTCGATGCTGCGCACTCGGAGCCGTCAATGCCTCGCCCCGTAGCTGGCCTGATTCGTCTTATCCCGCCCGAACCACCCTTATTAGCGCAAGTTTCTCTGACCGCCCGTACGAGCGATCAGTATGAGTTTCCTGCGCCGAAGATGCCCGATCACATGCTGTATCCGCCTATCCGCAAGAAGTCGAAGCCATGAGCAATATCACCCGCACGACCCGCCGGCAGAGCCAGCGCGCCAATCATCGAGCCAAGGCCACCGCGGCCCGCGCCGAGCAGAATCGACGCATCCTGGCCATCCAGGCCGAAGCAGCCAAGCGCGGCACGCCCATCAGCCGGCGCGCCGTGCGTGCGCTGCTCGGCAAGCCTGGGGTGGGCACGCGCTTGCTGGCCACTGCGGCGGGGATGGAGCGCGAGGCTGCGCCCATCGTGATCAATGAGGATGTCGAGATCGATCGCGCTGTCGGTGAGCCGATCTTGGAGATCGGCACGTTATCGGGCCTGATAGGTAACCATGATCCTCTCGCTATTCGACCTGTCGGGTAACTGGCCAGCCCCGTACGCGGGTCAGGGGATCCCGGTCCTATCCTGCGATATTCAGAAGGGCGTTGACGTCCTGAGCATCACGCCTGACTGGCTGGCATCAAAAGGGTTCCTGCCAGACCGTATAAAGGGCATCCTGGCCGCCCCCCCCTGCACAGAGTTTACCAAGGCCGGTGCGCACCTGTGGCCCATCAAAGACGCCACAGGGCGAACCGCTTCAAGCGTCCAACTCGTGCGCAAAACCCTGGAAATTATCTCTTGGTGCCACGGTCTTGCGTTCTGGGCTATTGAAAATCCACCTGGTCGCCTTCCTGCACTCGTCCCGGAGCTGTGTCGATACTCTCCATGGTATTTCGAGCCCTGGCACTTCGGCGATCCATGGACCAAGAAAACCGGACTCTGGGGACGTTTCAACTATCCACGGAAAACGCCGGTTGCGCCCTCCGGTAGCTGGGTTTTCCGCTTTTCTGGCGGCACCCAACACGGCAAGAACCAGCGCTCTGTAACCCCTCCGGGCTTCGCTCGTGCATTCGCTCTTGCCAACCCTATTATCTCATCCGGCACCCCCGATAGCGCTATCGAGCAGTCCTGCATGTCGTGGTAGAATCCGCCGCGTATGGCACACACCTCCGAATTCCTATTCGTGCCGGTCAGCGTCGCTGCCGGATCCGCAGTCATCGTCAACCCCCGGTCGGGCGTTCTCTTCGCGCTCTCGGGCACCTTCACCGCCTCGGTCAAGTTCCAGTATTCGCCGCTCAAGAGCGGTGACGTCTGGTTCGACGTGGGCGGCACGCTCACCGCTGCCGGCCTCGTGCGCTTGCCCCCGGGCCGCGCCCAGCGGGTGCGCGCGAACACGACCGCGTACACCTCCGGCGATCCGGCCGCGACGATTCTTCACGATCGCGCGCTCCAGGCCCTCCGCACGGAGATGACCTTTGCCGAGCTGGATGTCGCGGTCCCCGCGGAGGTTGCCGCGGGCGATGCGTCCGAGCTGCCCGATGCCGAGTCCACCCTATTCTCGCTGTCGGGCACCTTCGTCGGCACGGTCCAGCTCCAGGTCAGCCCCGCCACGAGCGGGAACATCTGGTTCAACTGGGGGCCGGCGCTGACCGCCCCCGCCGTTGTCTGGGTGCCCGTGGGAACCGCGATGCGCATCCGGGCCAATACCACCGCGTATACCTCCGGCACGCCCGTGGGCAAGGCCATCAAAGGCTTCCTGCAGGAGCAGAACGCGGACGGCGAGAGCATCGAGACCGTCACCAGCGGCGCCCTGTCCCTGCTCGCGCGCACGAGCCTGATCTCGGTGACCGACACCGCCGCCTACACGATCGGCGACGGCTGGATCGAGGGGCAGCGCAAGAGCCTCCGCGTCACCGTGGCCGGAGGCACCCCGGACGGCACGCTGACGCCGGACACCTTCGCCGACGGGACTTCGCTCGACCTGGACGCAGTCAACGAGTCCGTCGAGCTGGAGTGGCACCAGGCCGATGGCTGGAATGTCGTCCACATCGTCGGCGCCACGATCACCGCGTAGCCGTTCCCTTCCTCGACCGGATTCCCGTACAGCGCTATAACATCGCTCTATGCATTGGGAATTCATCACTTCGAATCTGGCACTGGAAATCCTTCTGTTGCTCCTGGGCGCGATCGGCGCCCTGGGCGGCAAGCTCGTGCACCGGCACATTCGCTGGAAGCGAGCCACCGACGTCCTCGACCGGCTCGGGCAGCACGTGCACCGGGCCGTGCTCTCGACATACCAGACCTACGTGCGATCCATTCGCGAGGGTCGTGAGGATGGCGTTCTCACCAACGCGGAGAAGGATCGCGCAAAGCAGCTCGCCGTCGAGGCGGCGAAGAGCTATTGCGGATGGGATGATCTCGTGTGGATCCTCGGTCTCGACGGTGCGAACAGCGCCATAGACGACAGCGTCGAGGAGACCGTCGCCCTCCTCAAGCACTGGGAGTTGATGCCCGCCACCAAGGGCGACGAGCAGCGCATCACGGTGCCACTCCCCCCTCCGATGGGGCCGATGGGGTCGAGCTCCCTCCGGTCCTGATCAGCCCGCTCAAGCTCTCCTCGCGGCTCGATGCCGTGGAGCGCGCGGGCGAGGGGACGCGGCTCCAGCTCGGGCTCGACATCCGGCCGCATATCATCGGTGGGCGCCTCTCCCTCGAGCACTACCGGCGCGCGCCCATCCACACCACGGCATTCTTCGACGCCTACGCATCCAGGATCCCCCGCTCGCCCATCGACTACGGCATCCTGGCCGGCCTGCGGATGCGCTTCTGACCTGCCAGTTACCGCCTTCCATATCCGCCCTGCCCGGGTATATTTCGGGCATGCCACCCTACCTTGACGAGCGCGCCAAGCGCTGGCGCTGGCGCTGCCGTATCACCCTGCCCGCCGGCGAAGAGAAGCGGCCGAGCGGTACGCCGAAGCGCAACACCAAGCGAGCAGCAGAAGAGGACGAGCGGCTCACGGTCGAGGCGATGATGCGCGCATCGCTCTACCCCACCAGACCACCGGCGCCCACGCTCGCCGAATTCGCCCCGCGGTTCCTCGAGTGGTCCGCAGCCCGGGCAAAGGGCGGCGCTGACGGACGCACGCACACGAACCGAGCAATTGCCCTCCGACTGCATATCCTCCCCGCACTCGGCCGCCTACTGCTCGACCGGATAGGCACCGAGGCTCTCGACCGCTACACCTCGCAGATATCCGCAACGCCAAGCCTGACCCGCCCAGACCGCACGCTCAGCGCGGGCACCGTTAACCTCCACCTGGCCACGATCTCGGCCATGCTTCGCCTTGCCGAACGCTGGCAGGTGATCGAGCGCGCGCCTGTGGTCCAGGCGATCCGGCACAAGCCTGCCGTCGTCTGGCTCACCGAGGAGCAGCTCGATGCGATGATCGCCGCAGCCCCTACCGACCAGCTCCGCGCCATGATCATCGTTGCCGCCCGCGCCGGCCTGCGCCGCGGTGAGCTCCTGGGCCTGCGCTGGCGCGATATCCAGGGCGACACGCTCCTCGTCTCCCAGCAGATCACGCCCACCGGCGCGATCACGAGCACCAAAAGCGGAAAGGTGCGCCCGGTGCCGATTCTCCCCTCAGTGGGCGATGCGCTGGCGCGCCTGCCCCGCGTCGATGAACTGGTCTTTCCCCATCGCCACGGCGGGGCGCAGCTCGTCCGATCGGCCGACAAGCGGCTCGCAGTGCTGGCCAAGAGCGCCAAGGTCCATTGCCCCGGCTGGCACGTCCTCCGGCACACCTTCGGCGCGCAACTTGCGCAGCGCGGATGCCCTCTGCCCGTGATCCAAGAGATGCTCGGACACGCCGATATCCGCACCACGATGATCTACGCGAGCCTCGCACCAACCAGCGCCGCGCACTGGATCCGCGTTCTGGCCAACCCACGGCCAACGGAACCCGGACAAGATCGCTAGATCTCGAAGATCTTTATATTTTTAGGCGCCATTCCTACCAGTGCCTCAAGTGCGCCACTGCCCACCCGCGCAGCCGTTTGCACTTTCTTGATTGGGCGGTCATCTCAAATGTTTACTGCGAAAACCATCACAATCAGTCAGGTTATCGTTTTCCCGCACCATGGGTTAGTGGTCGCGCAATCGGCTGAATGGGCTCGTTCCCGCTGTTTGCTCTGGCCAACCAGTGGCCAACAGGCCCAGAGTCCCGTTCTTCGCGATCTCCGAATCGAGGCCGGTGACCATAGAGAAAGAGGGCCGGCGCGCCCGGTAACCGGGAAGGAAGTCATGGCGAAGACCCCCGAGCGCGCCAGCCCACAGAAGACCCGAGGATACACCCGGGTAACGCGGTGTCAATTGGGTGGGCCGCCCTCGGCCTTGCCCTTGGCGTATCCGGCGATCAGAGATTCCAGCCGCCGCCGCTGATCCGCGCTGGTCATCGCGCGCACGTTTTCTGCAATGGTCGCGACATTCTTGATCTCGACCGGCGAGTAGAGCCCATCGAGCCGACAGAGCTTGTCCAGGGCCACGATCGCGTATTTTACCTGACCTTGCGCGAGCGCTATCTGATAGGCCCGCTGAAGCGATGCACGCATGGTCGAGCGCCGGAATGGGCGGCCGACGCGCCCATCCTCTTCGAGCCTCTCCATGGCCTCCATGATGATCTCGCGCGCCGGCTCGTCCACGAACCCATATTCTTTCTTCAGGGTGCGGAGCATCGAGCGGAGCTGCGCCTGCGACGTGATGAGCCGCTCGACGCGCTCGAGCACCACCTCGCGGCAGAGCGGGCACTGGTGCTCGATGGTCTTGTCGTGCTCGCCGCGCTCGTGGGCGAGTTCGCGCGATGTCTTTCGCTTCCGGGCCATGGCTCTACCTCAGCGCGCGATCTCCGCCATCAGACGCCGAACAGCGGCCACGACGTGATCTCCATCCTTGAGCCCCATGGCCTCGCGAAGTCGATCATTCACCGCCGTCCAATCGTTGACCTGTGCGGTCAGGTTGTTGAGCTTGCGCTTGACCGCTTCGTACACGTTCTCGCCCTCACGAGCCCCAACGAACTCGCGCACACCGGGCGCCCACGCGGCATCCCCCTCGAGCTTGTCGATCTTCCGCAGATTATCCGCCCCCCATGCCAGCCGCTTCGCGACCGCGAATGCGAGCGGGTCATCCCCATCCACCGGAAACGGCCCATAGGTCCCGAGCCGGAGCAGCCGATAGATCTCCATTTTCTGATCGTCGAGTTTCTTCACCAACCGCGCACGCTCGGTGCCGTGCTCGTCCGCGCGCCGCTTCGCCGCGTCAAACGTCCCCTCCCCATCGCGAGCCCCTACAATCTCGCGCACGCCCGCGTACCCCTCGAGCCGCTTCAGCGTCAGTTCCAGCTCCCGACGATTCTTCGCGATATCTCGCCTCAGCGCATCGTTGGTCGACTTGAGCCGCTCGCGCTCTTGCTCGGCCTCCGTCCTGGCCACCGCGCATCGATCCCGGCTCTCCGTCACCCGGCGCAGCTTCCCCCGGGTCTCGTCCAGATCGAGCTTCTGGTCGTCGCGCTCGGCCTCGACCTCCTTGCGGATCCGCTCCTGATTCTCCGCGTTAAACGTGGCCACGCCCAGCTCGATCTTCAGGTCGGCGATGGCCTTCGTCGCCATCGCCCGCCCCTCCGCATCCGCGTGAATCTGCCCCGCGAACGCATCCCGCTGCTTCTGCGCATCGGCACACTGGCTCAGCGCGATCTGCCGGTTCTCCTCGTGGCGAGCGATCGTGCGCTGCACCCACGGCCGACACAGCTCACCGACCCGGGTCTCGACCCCCTCCGCGCCCGCTTTACAGATCGCGAAGATCTCGGTGTCCCCGGACTTCACAGTTTTGTACGCTTGGCAGGCCGACGAACACCCGCCATAACCATCTCGGTCACTTACAGGAGAAATTGTAAGCTCGCTAGCGTGACGCTGCGTTACATCAGGCCCATCAATGGCGGGCTCATCGTAACAGACACTGTATTTGCTACCATCGTCAGCAGTGAACGTCATGGCCGCCAGTCCCGGGCTGTCATTGACCGGATCGCTACTCAGCGAGCATCTGCACATGCACGTCGTCAGCGTCTCGAGCTCGCGCACGCGCGCCGCCAGTTCTACCTCGCGCGCGATCGTCTCCCGGTCGCTCCCGCGCCTACCGATCGCCACGTCGACCACCACTTTGACCGACGTTTCCTCGTCCCTGATCCCCAGTGCCCTCGCCAGCATTCCAATATAGTGCAGATCCACGTCATAGGCATCGAGCCTGCGCTTGACCTCGTCGTCGACATCGGCGCTCACCGGCAGCCCGACGAACCCCGCGATGCGCTGCAACGCCTTGGCCTGCTGCTCCATGCCCGCGACCGCGCGCGCGCATTCCCCGAGCATCTCCCGGGCGAACCCGTCGAGCACCGGGGCATCCGCAATGGCCCCGCGCAGGACCTTCTTGACCGCACCAACGGCCCGCTCGACGACCGATCGCCCCGCCATGGGCACGGCCTCGGCAATCGCCTCGTGAAGAGCACCGTGGAGCTTCTCCGTGCTCGGCAGCGCGATCACGCCATCTTGCTCGCTAAACAGGTATTCATCGCCCTGATCCACGGTCCCGAATACGTCCAACGGGGTGAGCCCCGGATCCCGCACCAGCGCTCTCTCGAGCAGCCTGGGCAGGTACACTACGACCCCTTCCCCGACGAGCAGCTCTTGCGATTCCCCGGGCCCCTGGTGCAGTACGACCACGACGGGCCGGCCCTTATCGTTCCTGTATTGCCGTGTTTCGATCTTCATGATTTGTGACTCCTGCCGGCCACTATGCCACAGCGCACCGCGCTTGACACTCGAGTCACCTCCGCGCACTATCCGCGGTGCAGGGTCATGGGTGGCTCCTGGTTCTGTACGGCCCCGATCGATCTTCATTGGCTCATCGATCGGGGCTGTTTTTTTCGCCATGCGTGGTGCGTGATATCATGCGCCCATGAGCAGCAATACCACCCGGCGAGGCGGCACACGCCCCGGCGCAGGCCGCCCGCGCGGCAGCACGAAGCCACGCGATGAGCGCCGCACGTCCACGTCGATCGGCCTCACGCCCGCCGAACGGGACGCGATCGAGATCTTCAAGATCGCGCGTGGTCACCGGTCATTCGGCGAGGCTGTCCGGGATCTCGTCATGCTTGGCCTCCGCACCGACCGGTCACGGCCCACCAAAAAATAACCATCCTTTTGATTTTTTCAGTTGCGTTCCACGGGGCCCAAGTGTACCGTCTGATCCATGGACGCCAGGTACACCACTCAGATCGGTCGCGCTCGCCACTCCGCCCGCCCCGGGCGTGAGAGCCTGAGCAAGCGGCTGGGCAAGGTGGCTCGCCAGATCCGCGAGCGGGACGGCCACCGCTGCCAATACTGCGCCGCCACCGCGGAGCAGAGTGGCGCGCACCTCCACCTGGACCACCTGACGCCGCGCTCGGCTGGTGGCGAGGATGCGGCGACCAATCTCGTACTTGCCTGCCGGCGCTGCAATAGCGCCCGACAGAATATGACCCTGGCCCAGTGGGCGGCCTACGCCGCCACCAAGCTGGACCTTACTTTCTCACCCCGCGCGATCCGCGGGCAAGCCCGCCGGCGCCTGCCGGCGTAAGGAGACGACGATGAATGCGATGACGACGATTGTGCAGTTTTTGGTCCGCCACCTGAAGACGGGCGCGAACCTCGTATCGACGCTGAGCGGCGCCACGAGGCACGCTCTGGGCCTGGATGCCTACGGCTCGCGGCTGCTGGCGCTGAGCGCCTGGCTGTGGGAGCTGGAGGACTCCTCCCCGCTGCGTACCGTGCCGTGGTCAGCGCTCGCAGAGCGCTACGAGTCTATCGCCGGCCGCTACGGGGCCGAGTGGACCCCAGCGCTCCAGCTCGCCGTGTGGCCGTCGTGACCTTCACGCTTGGCCACGAGCCGTCAGAGCGCCTGCTGGCGCTCTTGCGCGGCGCTCACGACGATGACACGGCACCGCTGGCTGTGCAGTGGGACGCGCCCGCGCTGATCGTGCTGCGCGCGGACAGCTCGGAGCTGTCGCCGTGGGAGGAGATCGATGTGCGAGCGATCTTGGCGGCCGACGGGGTGGCCCCAATAAAATAACCCTATTTGATTTTTCCAGTTGCGCTCGGCCGGGCCCGGGTGTAGAGTGGTTCTCAGGTCGGCAGTTGAGCCGGCCGGAACCGAGGAGATGACGATGACGAAGCTCACCAACGCACAGGAAACGGCTATGGCCGCGATGGCGGATGGGCCGCTTCGCGTCAGTCGCACGGCGGGAATAGGTGGGTCTGCCTGGCACGCTGAGCACGGGACGATCCTCAATCGCACGCTGGCCGCGCTGGTCGGGAAGGGCCTGGTCGTCGCCACCCACGGTGCCACTCGTATCGAGCGCGCCTACAGCGGCACGCGCACTTACCTGGTCACTGACGTGACCTACAAGCTGAGCTGAGCTGAAAGGATAGAGCCATGGCCTTCCAAGCAAGTATTCCTGGTAGCCCAAACTCGATGATTGTTCTGAGGCCGTCCAAACATGGCTGGCAGTGCTCAGCGTGCCAGGCGGTATACCTTGATCTCCGCGGGCGAAACGCTGTCCAGGAATGCCGTTGCGGGCACGCGGTGTTTGTCCCGGTCCCAGTGTTTTCGTGCGCCGAGGTGAAGTGATGCGGCCACGCTACGTGTTTGAGAACTGATCACCGAAACCGGCCTGAGCCGGTCGCGCCGGGTGGACTCCGGCGCCTGATGACCCTACGGGGACCGCGGCATGGTGTCGCGGTGGCAGTCCAGGAGATGACGATGAACCTACGTAATACCGAGACGCACGAGACCGCACCCGCCCACGTGATCGGCACGACCACCGAAGGCGACACGCTGGTCCGCTTCGCCGATGGCTGGGAGCCCGACGACTTCAACGGCGCGCTGACCGAGGACGGCTGGGTCGTCGTGGACGACGAGGAGCCCGAGGAGAACACCCACGGGCGCGGGCTGTAGCCGCTCCACTTCGCCCAGATGCCGACAGGCGTTTCACTTTTCACCGCGCCTCCGGGCGCAGGAGCCACGATGACTACCTATTCTGTCTACCACGGCGGAAGTCTCCACGGCACGGGCCGCTCCAGCGGCCCTCACGATACCTGGCACGAGGCAGCCATCGCCGCCCGGGAGTCGGCTCGGATGTTCGGCGCCGACCAGATGATCTGCGACGACAACGACGAGTACCGGCAGTGGCGGCTCGGCCAGTGGAGCCGCCACCCGCGCCGTATCGAGGTACTCCCGCCAGCGCCGCCCGACGACCCGGCGCCGGCGCCCAGCGAGGCGCAGCGCACCTACCAGGCGGCCTACGTGGCCGCTCAGCCCGGGCGCAGCAAGACGAGCCGCGCGGCCGCTCGGCGGGCGGCCCGGGAGGCTGTGAGCGCCGCGCACGGTCCCGCGTGGCTCGACGCGCAGGGCAATCCGCGACGTACGCTACCGCTCAGCGCAGAGGTAGCGTGATGGCCGCCGATCGGTGCCAGCGCTGCGGCGACGCGGTGAGTCCGGACGAGATCGCGCTCGGATGGCCCGTGTACGTCGAGCCCGAGATCCTCGTGTGTCCGTCATGCTACGGAGACGATGCGTTTTGTTCGTGCGGCGCTACCCTCCGCGGAGACTCGGACTGTGAGCGCTGCGACGACTGCGATTCCGTCGCCACGCTGCAGAGCTGGGCAGCTCAGCAGGCCGCGTATCTCGCCGAGCTGTGGGAAGGTGACGACTACGGCGACGGGGAGGACGGCGGATGCGAGTGGCTGAAGGAGGGGATCGACCCCACCGACTGCCCGGACCCCGAGATCCGTGACGACCCGAACGCCGCCTTTGCCCTGATCGAGCCGCTCTTTGTGGCGGCGCTCGACGAGTAATCACACCGGCGCGGACTCGCGCCACATAGTAGGAGGATGCGATGAAATACAAATACATCACCACTGATTGGCGTCCCGGCGAGGCTACCGCTCACGTTCTGGCGCGCCACGAGAGTGAGCCGGCGTCCGATTGCTACGAGGTTCTGAAGCTTATAGCTGGGCCTGTCAGTTCCCCGCGGGAGCCGGTGGCGGGCGAGTTGCTGGCGGTCTGGGTGGACGTCTCGACGCCGTACGCCCTGTATCCGACGACGCGCGCGACGATCTCCGAGGTCTACGAGCGCTGCTCGCGTGTGGGACGGTTCCCCGCGGACCGTCCCTGATCACACCGGCGCGGGACCGCGCCACTTCGGAGCCGCGCCCGTAGCGCGGATAGGAGGATGATATGGACAAGATAAAGAACTACCTGCGCCAGCAGGCAGAGATTTATGGGCTTCGGCCGCGCTTCGTCGAGGCGATCGAAGCGATCGGTACGGACACTGCTCTGGATGTGCGCTCTGGGCTTTTTGGCTACGCCACCGAGGGCCGTGGTGTGGACGCCCGGCGCGCTCGTCGGGTCGAGATGATGATCGAGGATGTGCTGCAGATCGCCGCGCTGCCCGACGGTATCGCGGAGCGCGCAGCAGCTCGGGCCTTGGCTCACGAGGCTGGGCTGATCGCTGGCGACGCCGCCCGGGCGATGGGACGCGACCTGGACGTTTGCCAGGACAGGGCCAGCGCGGCCCGGGATCGCGTGATCGCGCTGCTTGCCTCGTAGTCGACCACTTCACCTATTTACCGCGCCCACGGGCGCAGGAGATGACGATGGCGAAAACAGACGTGCTCGGCTACCTGATGTGCCCTGGTCGCGTGATATGCGCGGCCTGTGGGCACTCGGGTCTCGGGACCCCCATCGAGGATGGGTCCAACTGGTCCGGGGACGCGCCCGCATGCCAGCGGTGCGACCGCCCGATCGGGCGGGTCGAGGCCGCCACGATCGCGGACATGCTACACACGGAGGACCACGATTGGTCCCGATCCGTGTGTGGCGGATGCTCGCAGGACTACACCGTTCTGCGAGCTATTAATTAGCGCCTCCGGGCGCACAGGAGATCGACGATGGAACTCGACGACCCGGAGCTGTGGCGCTCCTACCACGCAGCAGTGGCGCTCTGGGCCCCGCGCCGAGTGAGCGAGGGCCACCCGCCGCGCACGGTGCTTCTGCGCTATCGATACGATTGGGGTGAGCTCGAGGAGATAGACGATAGACCCTGCGGGCGGTACCCATCACAGCAGGAGTGGACGATTTCGATCCCGCTTCCAGCACTCGTGCGGGGGCGCACCCGCAGTGATTGCCAGACCAAGCGCAATCACGGCTACTGCACGGACTATGGTCCGTTCTCTCTGCTGCTGTGGCCGAGTGACGACCGTATATTGGTAGTCGGACGGCAATACACCAGTCTATGCCGTTTCCTCTCGGTCACCACGCACCTGGTGGCCTATGAAATGGGCTTGGCAGAGGGCGATGTTATTGCCCTCTCCGAGATGCCGTAAAGCGTTTCACTTTTACCGCGCCTACCGGGCGCAGGAGCCACGACGATGAATTTCGACACGATTCGTACCGTGCTGGCACTCCCAGCGATCCAGTATGAGCTGGGCACCGTCCACCCCGACGAGGTGGCCTTGCTGGCCACCCTGCTCGATCTTGACGACTCGATCGCAGAGCTTCCCTTCGCTCAGAGCCGCGCCGACCGCGACGCCTGGACGCTCCTGCTGGTGTCCCAGACGGTCGCGCGGACCGGCGGGATGGCCGAGTACCGCGAGCTGCTCCGCGCACTCCAGCCCGCGACGCCCGGGTTCGCGGACGACTCCGCGGCGTTTCAGAAAATTCGACAGGCCCGCGGCTGGGAAATTACCTGGCGTCGCACCCGGGACCTGCGCGAGGTCACGCGCGCCGAGCTGTCCGGCGCACAGCTCTGCCGCTGGTCGATCGATGGATCGTGGATATGGATCGATGCCCGGACGGGCGAGACAGAGCCCTACCAGCAGTGCCCGGGCGGCGCGGCGGAGACCCAGCGCGTCGAGGATGGCCGGCTCATCATCGAGTGGTACGGCGAGGAGAACGAGCCGGAGGCCACGGTCGAGATGGCCTCGGCCGGTGGCTGGATCGAGATCCTCACGGTGCACCGGACGTCGGACCCGGAGGAGGAGTAGATGCCGCATGTCCCATGGGCGGAGATCGACGGCCGCGACCCGGACAACGCCCGGCTATACGCGTGCTACACGCTCGCGGATGGCGGCCTCTGTTGCGTGTCCTGTGCAGTCGCGGGCCGGTGTCCACCGTCTGAGAGAAGCGGGATGTACCGGCGTGACGATAAACCCGGTCGTGCTCCCTGCGCGATCTGTGGAGGACGGATTAATTTTGGCCCGTTGAAGATCCAGTGGAGCGCGGCGATACTGGCGGAGTTGGCTATCGCCGAAAAGTGGCCGATAGACAACTGGCAGGCCAAGAGCTGCGACTACGCTCCACCGCGTGATCCAGAGGTGGAGCGGAAAGAGCCAGAGATCGGAGGGTTTTGGTATCGCGTCGGGTGCCCCGATGGTACTTGGCGTGTCCCACCGCCTGATTACGATGCGGTGGCCAAGATGATCTACCAGAACGCTCGCCGGTGACCTGGCCAGCGCCCGCGGTGCGACGTGGGCGCGAGCGAGACCATGAGGCTGAGTGCCTACCCGCGGCCTTGTAGCGGGCAGGAGAATGGATATGGTAATCACACGACAGCTCAGCGCGGCGACCGAGCGGCTCGGCGACGTCACGCGAGACGTGGACGGATACGAGATGCTCGGGTCGTCTGACGGCCTCGGGGTGCTGATGGCACCCTCTGGATCTCTCACCGTCGTCGGGCGGCCAGAAGATACAGACTGGGCCACAGTGCGTGGAGCACGCCTCGGCGTGACGCTCTGCCGGATGCGCGCCCGGAAGCTGCTCGACGAGGCCCGCCAGCACGCTGTCCGGACCGGACAGATCGTCCAGTCTTGTGTTGGCCGCCGAGGATTCGTGTCCTCGGCCGAGGACGTGTGGCACGAGACGTGGCACCGCCCGGACTGGCTTTGGCTCGACCACGACCGGCACCTATTTGCAGTCGAGATTGCCGGCGGACCTATTGACGTGGTTGGTGCAGGGCGGATTACGACTGACGTGATCCGCCTCCACCTTGTCGCCTCGTTGCGCGACGCCGGCCAGCGCAACGTGTTCCAGGATCTACAGTATCCGGGCCCTTCGGTCCGGTACCAATAGCTAGTTTACGAGGGCCGCTCCCCTCTGATTTTGAGCGCACACCGGGCGGGGTGTGCGCGTCATTCCAGGCATAGCCGCCACTATGCCTTGTTCATCGCCTTTCGGCGCACTGGGCGGGGTGCGCATGGAGATTCGAAGTGATTCGTATTCTGTTTCTGTGTTTGTGTTTGATTCTGTCGTTTTTGGCGGCCCCCGCGTTTGCCGGCGGCCCCGATGATGATGACCCCCCGATGACCCCGGCCGAGCGCGCGCAGATGGAGCACGACCTTCGCGGCTTGGGGCAGGAGATCGACAAGCATCTCGAGTCGGATGGCGGCGAGAGAAACGCTCGCCTCTGGGGAGAGATCGTGCTCCAGCACGAGCTCGGACAACTCTTCAAAAAGGCTGTACCGGAGTGGTGCAGCACGCCCACGAGGCCGATCCTGGCCTTGCCTGATGGCGCGAAGGTTCCATTCCCATGGGCACGACCAGGGGAAGACGGAAAAGCGGATCTCGCCCGCGTCTTCACCTCGCTGATCCCATGGCAGACATCCGTCGTGAGCGGCGCCACCGAGTCGCACGGCGCCGCACAGATCCTGACGATCACGCCTACGATCGTCTACAACACGTGGAGGCGGGTCGCCACGTGGGCAGAAAAGGAGGCTACCACGTCGCGCTCGACAACGAATAGAACCTGTTGGCTCGGGGTCGCCGCAGGCGCGTCCTCGATCAGCGAGACGGGCACGTTCTTTATCAAGACTGGCAAGATGATTCTCCGGGAAACACCGGAGATTGCCGCCACCATCGCCCGCGCCATCGCGGCCGGATTGCTGTGATCGCCATGAAGACGATCATCGTCGCGACCATCGCCGCACTGTTAGTGGGCTGCTTGCCCTCGGTGCAACAGACGACCTGGAGCGCCCAACCCGGCGCCGTCGTGACGCTCACCGCGGAACGGGCGCCCGCGCAAGCGTGGGTGCAGCAGTGCCGCGCCCTCCGCAATGGAGGCACGCTGCCAATCATCGGTGCACTCCTCGCTGGCAGTGCGTCTGGCGCCGCTGCCGGCGCCTCCATGGCAGCCGATAGCGGCGGGACCGTGCTCAATGTCGGCGCCGCGATCGGCGCCGCTGTGACCCTCTATCTTGGCGTTCGCTCATGGTATGGCGCGCGCCTCTATAGCTCCGCGTGCATGGCCTGGGATGGCGCGGAGAAGCCTCGAACCCTTGCCACGCTCCCCCTGTAGCCTGTCGCGCGCTTCGACAGCCTCACCAGTGCGATTGGTGGGGCGATCGAGGCCACGACGGCCACGAAAAAGGATCTGCTCGCATGCGCCCGAAAATCGCTATTGCTGCTCTCTCGGTGGTGATGGGGGCCTGGAACTCGTTCGTCCAGATTTGCCACCCAATCGCCACCGACCACCCCGAGATCGATCAGTCGATTACCGCGATCGATGCCTTGATCCAAGATCTCGCCGAACGCCTGACGAGGCTGTTTTGACCATGGCGATCTTCAAGATCTACCCACTTCGCCCAACTGCGAAGCGCGTCGCCAAATGGACCGCGATCCGCTGGCATCGATGCCGACACCGGCACCACCTCCGTGCATGGATCCGCGCCGATCCGCGCTCGCAAGAGGAGCTGATCGCTATGCTGCGCTGGCAATACCACCGCTCACGGCTCCGCGATCTTGGAGATCTTCGAGCGAAGGTGATATTGCAAGTACAGATAACCTGATTCAACTTCTGGAAAGGAGCCACGAATGGCAAAGACCACCGCACCGAAGCAGAAGCCCTCGCGCGTCGCCCGCACCGAGGCCGGAGGAAAGTCCAGGGACGGCTTCAGCCTTCCCCCTCACCGCGTATACATCGTCGGCGTGGACACCCAGCACGGGCAGGAGCACCCGCTCTTCAAGCCCGACATCGTCGAGCTCTCCCGGCGCGGGGAATACGACGATCTCACCCTGCGGAGCATCGACTCCGAGGGGGTATTCCAGCCGGTTCGCGTGGTCCTGGTTCGCGTCGCTACCGACGATCGCCGTTGGCCTGATGAGTGCCGCGGCAAGTCGGTGCACGTCTGTCTCGCCGGACGCCACCGCATCTATCACGCTCGCAAGGTAGTGAAGGATCGCTACGAATCCGGTCGGATCAAAGAGCTGACCGATTGGCAAGTCGACTGCATCCTGGAGACTCGTACCGACCTCAGGACGCTCACCAGGATCTCCCGTGACGAAAACCTGCTCAAGCGCAAGGTGAGCCCCATCGAGTTGGGCGTCAACGTGATCCAGGAGATCGCCACCGGCCTGACCATGGAGGCTCTAAGCGAGAGCACCGAGTATTCGGTACCCCAGCTCAAGCGCTTCATGGCCATCGCCTCCCAGGGGTGCCCGGAGCTCCACGACGCTGTCCGGGCGGGCATGTCGATCACTGCCGCTTCCAGGATCGCCATGCTCGACGACGACGAGCAGCGCGATGTTCTCGCCGGCACCACGCCGGACGACTCGGACCACGAGATCATGCAGAAGCTCGACATCGCCAAGGGAAAGCCGGCGCGCATCAAGCCGCCGACGCCCAAGCGGTGGAAGATGGCAGCCCAGCGCATTGTCGTCCAATTCGAGGCCGACAACGAGCCAGCGTGGAGCGATCGCGAATTGGAGCTGTTCCGGATCGTCACCGGCCAGATCGCGATCGACGATGCAGGCGAGGATCTCCGTCAGCTCTTCGCCGATGGCGAGGCCGCGTGATGGATATCCTCGATGCTCCGCCGACTGTCCAGCGCCAGCGCTCGGAGATAGCCGCCAGCGCCATAGCCGAGATGCGCGTCGATACCGCATACATCCAGGCCCAGGCGGCTGGATTCGTTCCTGCCGGCCTGCATCGCCGGGATGGACAGGATCGCGCTCTCCTGATCGGCAAGCTCGACGGCCAGTGGACACACGTGTTCGCACCGTTCGCCCGAGCAGATCGCGCGCGCATCTTCGAGCCTATCTACCTCGCCCGCCTCTGGTTCGACGAGCAGACAGACGGCCGCACGCGCGATGAGCGCAAAGGAAAGCAGATGTCCCTGCTCGCCCGGTGCGTGCGCGCCCGGGGCCGCTCCTTGCTCGTCTGAGCGGACCCGGAGCGCGTCAGATCTCGCTCGACTTCTCCCCCTTCCCCTTCTGCACCTGCTTCGCCTCCGGCTTACTGAGACGCGCTCCAAGGCTCTCCGCGCCCTCGAGCACCCGCTCGAACACGGACCGGATGACCGGCGCCGGATAGCCCTTGCTGGCCGCGCTCACGCGCTCGAGCACTGCGGCTTCCTCGACCTGGTCGCGCACCGGCGATCCCATGGCCTTCAGCTCCTCGCGCACCAGCCGCGCCCTCTCATCGAGCAGGGCTACCAGCCGGCTATCCACGGTTGCGATCTTGCGGCGGGCAGCCGCCAAGCGATCATTCTGTCCACTCATAATTGCACCTCGGGCAGCAATGGATTGTTTCTGGCCCCTCGCCTTCCGGGGGCTCATTCGGTTCGCTCTTGTCGTCTTCGCTGGCCAGGATACCCGCGAGCTCGCGCTCGGTGAAGAGCGCCGACAGGTCAAAACCATCCGCCACATCCGCCGCTATCACCGCCGGATCGAAGTCGAGATCCACCTGCCCGACCCGGTTGTCGGCATAGGCCAGCTCGCGGGCCTTGCCGCCCGGCTCGTCCAGGTCGAGGTCGGTACGACGCACGACCACGAGCTGACGGCCATCGGTCTCGACGATGATGGCGTCCTCGATCCCGATCTCGACAGCCTTCTGCCGGGTCTTGTTCCCCGCGATGATCCTTCCCTCGCGGTCCACAAGGATCGATCGACCTGCCCCTAGATGGCGAAGCGAGCGCTCGAGCATGGAGTCGCCCCGGGGCGTTCCCCGGTTGGCGTTCCTCTGGTCGTCCTGGAGATCTTCGAGCTTCGCCCGCTCGACCTTCGGCGCCTTCCGGCGCGTCACGAATCGATCCTCACCGGCACGTCTTCCGGCACCGCCAGCGGCTCACCGTACCCCTCTCCGTCCACAACGAAGCGGACGAACGCGGTCCCGGACACCCGGAACGCGACTCGCCCGCGCGCGATCGGCGCCTGCTCCTTATCCTGCCCATCTTGCGTCGTGGGCGGCCCAGCAAGGAACTGCACGACCTGCCCGGGCATGGCATCCGACAGCATCCCCTTGCCCGTCTTCCGCTTGCCGCGCTTGGCCGGCCTCTTATCCAGCTCTCCGCTGTCCTGCTCGTGCATGTGCCCTCCGTTCGTGCTCCGCGATGATGTCGCGCGAGTTGTCCGCGAGGAACGGCTCGGCCCCTCGCCACCGCTGGATCCAGCGCGCCTGCTTCTCTCCCAGGCGGCGATCCATCCCGGAGAACTCGCCACCATGGGCTACCTGGGCGAGCGTGAGCCGCTTGCCGGCCTTCTCGACCTTGATCTCGACGAGCATATCGAGACCTTCGCGACCTATCAGAAGGTCTACCTCGCCATCCGTCCCGGCGAGACGTTGCACCGAAAATCCGTCAGCCACCAGATCGCGGACGATGTCCGGCTCGTTCGCATCTCGCCGGCTCGGCTTCGCGTTCCATCTCATGCCATTACCTGATGGTGCTCATCATTCACCTACTGAATACTGGTTGCGGGATCTGAGAAAACCTTTCCCCATCCAGAAGAGGAAGCTCGATCTTGATACCGTTGTTGACAAACTGCTTCAGGAAGAATGCCACACCGTGCGGATGTGCAGCATCCCGCACGTCGCGGAACCACTGCCGGTCAGTTGGCCTGTGCTGTCCACGTCGGCCACTTTCCTCCCCGCCGATAATCCAGTCAAGGCTACGATTCGCCGTGCCACCCATGCACCACGGCTCGAAGTCAACGGGACCCAGGGCCGGCTCATACGAGCAAAACCGGACCACGGCACGATAGGCAATCAGCCTCGCTAGGCGCCATTCCGTGGCCTCGTGGCCCACGGTTACGCCAAGCCAGACGTTGCGCGGGAAGCCATGCTTCACCCATTCCTTGGGCGCCTTCTGGCCGATCATGTTGGGCCGCTTCGTGAGCAGCAGCCAGTCGAGATTCGTGGTCTTCGAGATCAAGTCCCACACTCGCGCGCGCTGGGCGTCGAGCATGCGATCGATCTCCGGGTTGCGATGCTTCTCGAAGATGTCTGCCATGGATGCGCAAAACACGCGGTGCCGCTCACCTGCGCGCGCGGCTGCCCGGTCCCACTTGAGCGGCTGCTTCCAATACGCCTCGGACATCTCCAGACGCGGTGCATCCGGGCCCCAGTGCTCACCGCTGCGCCAACGGCCGTCGAGCTCACGCGCATAGCAGTTATCGCACTCGGCCGAGACCTCGACGCATCCCCACCACGGATTTAGTGTGTGATGCGTCCATCCGATCTTGCTGAATTCGCCCACTATGCCCCCTCATGCTCTGCAATCGCCTTGGCAGCGGCATCCCGAACAGCCCAAAGGCCAAGCCGGCCATGACACCAGATCGGCTCTGGGAGAACATCCACGTCTTCCAGTCTCCAGCCGAACGGTCCGATCCACCATTCCCGCTGCGATTCGTCGAGATCCACCTTGGACCGAACGATCTCCACGATCCTTGCCGTTGCCACGATCCGCCGCCTGGGCATTTCCTCCGGCAATTCGTATCCCTTGGCACGCAAGCGCCGGACGATCTCCTGATCGACTCTTCTCCCCGCATGGATCGCGATGCGTTCGCCGATCATTGCCTGCGGAGGTCTCCAGCTCCGATTCTCGATCCGCTTGCCCAGGTGACACACAGCGTGTGCCCATGGCTGCCGTAGCGTCAGCGCTTTCATCGGGCATCCTCCGGCGCCTGATTGCCCCAGACCGTCCACGCCTCGCTATACCGCTGGCGTGCGTACAGTTCCAGATACGGCCCCTCGAACAGCTCTTCGATGAGCGAATATTGGATATCCGGCTTGGCCGAATGATTGCCCTTGCCGCCCGCGTGCGTGCCCCGCTGGGCGATGAGCCCGGGGCCACGATCGACCACGAGCCCGGGCACGTCGTGCCGCTTCACCTTGGCCTTGCCCGCGCGGCAAAGCATCAGCCTCTCGTCCATGATCTCGACGGCCGCGCCCTTTGCCGCCGCGATGCAGGGCTCCGATACCAAGCGCGCATAGTGCCCACCGCCAAGCCGCGGCGCCCCCTTCGAATCGACCTTGATCCACGGCCACATCTGCCGTGGCTCGAAGCCCCACGCGCGCGCCACCTTGGCGCCGGTGCCGTCGAGGATGAGCGCATCCGGGCACCACAGCAGGAGGAAAGCATCCTCCGGCGTGACCGTGCGCAGGAGCGGCGCCATGCCGAGGATGTCCTCGATGGTCTGGGTCTGGTAGATGGGTCGCTCTCGGCCCTTGCCGCGGTACTCGGGGGCGAGACGTGAGCCGGTGTCCTTGAACGGCCACGCCGGATCGGCAAGGATCGTTCTGAACTTCTTTCCGCGAAACTCGATGGCCAGCTCGACTGCCTTCAGCAACTCCATCACTTCCCCCTCATGCTCGGCGCGTCCGTGCTCCAGAATGCGCCGTTCTTGTCGCGGATGCGATCGGCGATCCGCTCGCCGTACAGCCCCGGCGCCTCGCCGTCGCCGGCAATCTCCGAGAGCGTCAGGTTCGTCGTGATCAAAGTCGGCAGCTCCGCGGCATATCTGGCGTCGATGACGGTTTCGAGCAGCTTGGACAGCGCGCCCTTGCCGTCGAGGTACTCGGTGCCCAGGTCGTCGATGACGAGTTTCTCCGCACGCTCGATACCTACCATCCGCTCCTCGTCATAGCGAGAGACGCGCTCGAGCTGGGGTGCGCGGAGATACAGCGGGGGCCGGAGGTCGTCGAGCAGATAGGGCCGCTGGGCGCCCTGGGAGAGCCACCACGCCGCCGCCGTGGTCTTGCCGCACCCGACGCCCCCGGAGATGACCAGGAGCGCCCAGCCGGCCTCTCTGACGCGCACGAGCGGCTCGGTGTCGCGGAGCTCGCACCCGACGATGGCGGGAATGTCCTTGGCCGGCACCCCCATCGCGGCCAGCTTGCGGCCGAGGACCACCTCGTCGAAGCGCTCGACCGGCACGTCCGCCGCGCCCCATGCGTCGAGCTTGGCCCGCTTGGTCTTGCGCTCGCGCTCCTCTGCCCTTCTGCGCTCAAGTTCCTCGCGCGCCCGGTTCTCGGCCTCGACCCGGGCGAGCCGCTCATCGTAGCTGGCCCTTTTGGCCTTCCGGGCCGCGCGCTGCTCCTCGGTCTCCCCGAGCACCGGGACGAGCCCGATCGCGCCAAGCACCTCGCGGACGCCCTCGGCCACTGGGGCCGGCAGCTTCCTGCGCTCGCTCATAGCTGGTCACCCCGTGGGTACTTGCGCCCCGGGCGCAGTGGCCCGCGCGCGCCCGCCGGCGAGCCGTCGAACTTGTCGAAGTGCTGAAGCAGCGTCTGCAAGTCGCCGTTCTGCGCCGGCCACTCCCCGCGCTCGTGCATGCGGAACATCCTCCGTGCTCGTGAGAGGCACACAGCGAGCCCGTGAGCCTTCAAAAGCCTGGAGACCATGCCTCCCTGCTTCGGTCCCCACGTCGGCTTAGAGCCGCCCCTGAACGTCCTGTAGAGCTCATCGAAGGCGCCCACGAATTGCTTGTGCTCCGCGGCGAGCTTGGCCTCTGCCTCCGTGCGCTCTGCCGACTTCGCCCGGGGCTTGGCACTGGCCTTGCTCCCCGCGGGCACGCGCGCGCTCTTAGAATTATTAGAATTTCTATTAAGATCTAGATCTTGAAGATCTGTTTCTTGATCAAGATCAGAGATCAGAGGTAAAGAGATCTGAGAGTTAAACGCGACCCGACCGAGCGATAGCGAGGGAGTGGTCGACGAGCGAAGCGAGTCATGGATAGAGGGTGTAGAGGGGGGTGTGGGGGGAGACCCGGGGGAAAGGGATTTTTCCTCGCAACCGGAATTCGCTGAATCGAATCCACTGTCGGATTCTTCCGCGATTACAGGCACTTGCGACGTGTCACGCGATGTAACGCGAGAGCCGTTGCCGTTACGCGCGGCTTCATCTACCGCGCGTTCATTCTCTAATTCTTCAGCGATTACGAGAACTTCCGGCGTGTAACGTGGTGTAACGCGAGCGCCATTACGGTTACGCTCGGTTTCGTATGCCGAATTGACGCCAGAATCTCGTTGAACTGTAATGCTGCTAACATTTCCGTCTTTTACCGGGTCCTGTACAGCCCGTTTGCGGACCTTGACGACATTGGTAATCCGCTCTGCCAGCCTTTCCCGGTCGCGCTGCCGATCGCGGTATTGCCTGGTCCGCATCCGCATCGACGACCCGGTTTTCTGCTGTGCATAGTGCTCGACCAGGAGCAGGTCACCGCCCTCCACCCAGCGGATATCCCCGTTCCTCTCCAGCTCTCCGATCGCCCGCTGGACAACGGACAACGGCATCACCGTTATCGCAGCCACCGCGGGCACTCCGCGCCCCCGGAGCGCCACCACGCCGGCCCCATCGGCCAACCGGGCGAGGAAGAGCAGGAGCGCCCGGGCATGCCACGAGAGCACCACCCATTCCGGCACGTCGCGAACGAACACCTTGACGTACAGCTCGTTACTGTAATCGCGCGCGCTCATCGCCACCCTCCCGAACCGACAAAATCATCGCTGAGGAGCTGAAGGGCGAGCCGGTGCCGGTCCCCGGGCACGCGCCCCCCCATCCAGCCATGCACGGTCGCCGGCTGCACGCCAAACACCCTGGCGAGCACGGCCGGCTCGATTCCTCGGTCCCGCATCCATTGCTCGAGCCGCGTCCTGGCCGGCCCGCTGTGCTCCGCTTCTTGCTGCTGTTCCATTCCTCGACCCCTACCGGTCATCGGTGATTCTGTCTACCAGTCATCGGTGTTGCGCAGGTCATAACCTGTTGACGATACTATCCATTCGGCTCATATGCACCGGATGAGTGGTAGACAGATTATCGGATGACTGATAGGGGTCGAGGCATGGAGCTACTCACCACCTCGGCTGCATCGGTTTGGCGCCGGTGCCCACGCGAATATTTCTATTCCTACGTGCTCTGGAGGCGCCTGATCGCCACTTCTGAAGCACTCCGCATCGGCACGTTGATCCACGCCGGATTGGAGGCGTGGTGGAAGTCATACATGTTCAGCGTGCTTGCCGACCACCGCCCAGAGATGCCGCTGGAGCGTGCCCTTGCGGCCCTGGATGCGTGCGCCGATGATCTCGATGACCGCAATGCGATCGATGAGTACACGCTCGCGTCATGCAGGGTGCTCATCGCCGGATATCACGCCCGCTGGTCGTCTGAGATGGCCGAAATCGAAGTCCTCGGCGTCGAGAGCAGCTTCAGGGCGCCGATGGTCAACCCGGCCACCGGCCACCCGTCGCGCACCTTCGAGATCGGGGGCAAGCTCGATGCGCTGATCCTGCGCCGGGGCCGCGTCGAGATCGTCGAGCACAAGACCACCACCGAGGCGCTCGACGGGGATTCGGACTACTGGCCCCGTCTGCGCATGGACTCCCAGATCTCAATGTATCACGACGGCGCCGCGCGCCTGGGCCACGTGCCCAGATCGTGCACCTATGACGTGATCCGCAAGCCCACGATACGGCCGTACAAGGCTACGCCGGAGCACTTGCGCAAATACACAAAGGCAGGAACCCTCTATGCCCAACAGCGCGCGGAGGATGAGACCGTCGCCGAGTACGCCGCCCGGGTGGCGGATGACGTGCTCGCGAACCCCGAGCGGTATTACCGCCGTGCATCCATCGTGCGCCTGGATCCTGAGATGGCCGGCCACCGCGCGAACGTGTGGATGGTCGGAGAGGAGATCAAGCTCGCGCGAAAGCTCGACTACTACCGCCAAGATCCTGATTCATGTCGGAGGTTTAACCGCATGTGCGCCTACTTCGACGTGTGCACAGGGGCTGAGTCGATCGAATCCCCCAGGTTCGGCACGGTCGAGGCGCACCCGGAGCTGGCCGAGGCGATTGATTAATCCGGTGCATGTTTTCGCTTGACTTGGCGGTCGCAAGTTCTTCACGATCGCGTGAAAGGAGCCACCTTCCATGAGCCGCAAAATGATCTGGAGCGATCAGCAGATCGCGATATTCGACTGGTTCAAGACCGCCGAGAAGCGCAACCTCGTGGTGCGCGCCCGGGCCGGCACCGGCAAGTCCACATCGATCATCGAGGGAATCCGCCACGCCCCCGAGGATCAGGTGCTGGTGACGAGCTTCTCCAAGCTGTCGGTCACCGATCTGGAGAACAAGATCCGCGACACCGGATCGCGGGGGCAGGCGAAGACGCTCCACGGCGTGGGGTTCGCCTGCATCCGCCGATACTGGGATCGCGTGTCGGTCGCGCGCCCGGTTAGCGACCGTGCCGACCAGCTCACCGAGCAGGTCGTCGGGCAGGTGCCGATCACGATCAAGCGGCTGGTATCCAAGCTGCACACCAAGGGCCGCGAGATGGCCCCGTTCGCCCGCGAGCTGGGCGATCTGACTGCGCTGGCCTACGAGTTCGACTGCGCGCCTGACGAGGAGTGGGCCGAGGATGGCTATGGGCTCGACTTCGTCGAGTCGGCGGCCCTGCGCGCGATGGAGCTTGCGGCGACACAGCAGACGACGGCGATCGACTTCGCCGACATGCTGTATCTCCCCGTTCGCAATCGCTGGATGCGCAAGGAGTGGGATCTCGTGGTGGTCGATGAGGCGCAGGATATGAGCGCCACCCAGCTCTTGCTCGCGCTCGGCGTGGCCCGCGGGCGGATCGTGCTGGTCGGTGACGATCGCCAGGCCATCTACGGCTTCCGGGGTGCCGACTCTGGATCGCTCGACCGGCTCAAGGGCGAGCTTCAGGCCGACGAACTCGGCCTCAACTGCACCTATCGGTGCGGTACCGCGATCGTCGATCTGGCTCGCGCGCTCGTGCCGGACTACATCGCCCACGAGAGCAACGGCACCGGGCTTGTGCGCTCTGCTCCGGCCTCGACGCTGGTCAACAGCGTGGAGATGGGCGACTTTCTCCTGAGCCGAAAGAATGCCCCGCTGGTGACCGCTGCGCTGAAAATCCTGCGCGCGGGCAAGCGCTGCAAGATCCAGGGCCGCGATATCGGACAGGGCTTGATCGCTCTCGTGCGCAACCTGGCCAAGGGCAAGGCCAGGGACTCGATGCCGGCATTCCTGGCGAAGCTGACGACCTGGGAGGAGCGCGAGATCAGGCGCGCCTGGAAAGGGTCCAGAAGCGACGCGATCGCCGCTTCGCGCGAGGAGCAGATCAAGGAGCGCGCCGAGACGCTCGTCGCTCTCGCCGATGGCATGAGCAGTGTGCGTGAACTGATCGCGAGGATCGAGGATCTTTTCTCTGACGACGATCGCCAGCCGCACGTCACCGCTTCGAGCATACACCGCGCCAAGGGGCTCGAAGCTGATCGCGTCTTCGTGCTCCGCGACACCCTGTATCCGCGTATGCCCTGCCAGTGCGGACACTGGCACAACGGCAAGGGCTGCAACCGCTGCTCGTGCGCCACGTACCGCGTGCCTGATTCGCGGATGCAGGAGGAGGAGAACCTCGAGTACGTGGCGATCACCCGGGCTCGCCACGAGCTGGTGTGGCTCAACGGCGACCTATAGCGCTTTCCCGGTCGGTGCGCGGGCAATCAGCACCGGTTTTGCCGTGGCATGGACAGCAAGAGATCGCGTTGCGTGAGCACGCGAAGGGCGTCGTTCTCCGTCCTGGGTCTCTCTTGCGCTCGGGTTCGAGCCCCGGGCACGGCACCGCGAAAAACTTGGCGAAGGAGACCACCATGGCGACGAGACGACGACGAGCGGCCGGCCTCGAAGTGCTCGGCAGCCCCCGGCGCGCCCGGGGCATCCACGACGACGAGATCAGCCCGCGCAACCTGGATCGGTTGGTCGAGGGCAAGCGCACCGAGTGCGCACATTATCAGGGGTGCATGAACTACGCATCCGCTCTCGATTGGCCGCAATTCCATTGCAGGCAGTGCACCCAATTTGTGGAGCGCGACGACCACGACGCGATGATCGAGGATCGCGTTTTTGCCCGAATCGGTAATCGATTCTTGGAGAACTCAATATGAAGCTGAGCGACATCAAACCGGGCCGCCTGAAAAAGGCCAACCGCCTGATCTTCTACGGCCCGCACGGCGTGGGCAAAACCACGCTTGCGGCCAATATGGACAACCCGATCTGGATCGACGCGGAGGACAGCTCTGGCGAGGTCGAGGTTGCCCGCTACCCCTTCCGGGCCGAGCCCGGGGGTCACGTGCCCAAGAGCTACGAGGAGATCCTCGGTGCGATCGATGCGCTGACCACGGAAGAGCACTCGTTCACCGAGGTCGTGATCGACACAGCCGATCGTGTCGAGACGCTCATCTGGGATCACGTGTGCGCCCGCGATAGCCGCAAGGGCAAGCTCCTGACGAGCGTCGAGAGCTACGGCTACGGCAAGGGCTATGTCGTGGCCCTGGACGAGTGGCGCCTGCTCTGCGCTCGCTTGGACGAACTCCGCACCAAGCGCGACATGACGATCGTGATCCTCGGGCACTCCGGGGTGAAGACCTTCAAGAACCCGTCAGGAGAGGACTACGACCGGTACCAGCTCCGGCTACAGGAGAAGGCCGCGGGATGGCTCGGCGAGTGGGCTGACGTGATCGGCTTCTGCTCGTTCGAGGAAGGCGCGTCGAAGGGCGAGAACGAGAATCGCGCGAAGGGGTGGAGCACGGGCAAGCGCCTCATCCACTTCGCCCGTGGGGCCGCCCACGACGCCAAGTCGCGCCTCTCGCTGCCCGACCTGGTCGAGATGCCCGACACCGACCCGTTCGAGCCCCTCCGGGCCGCGCTGGCCACGTCCAAGGATCCCGGCGAGCTTGTCGGGCTGATCAACGCGGAGTTGGCGCGCATCGGCGATGATGAGCTGACCAAGAAGGTCAAGGCCGCAGTTGCCATCGCCGGCAGCGATGCCGTTCGGCTGATGCGCTTCCTGAACTCGCTCCGGTCGCGGTAGAAACGATGCCACCCATGAAGCTCACAGTAGATTCCATCCTCGCCCTGAACCCATGCGACGACTGGCCGCGTGAGCGGATCGAGGAGGTTTTCGGTAAGCGTTACGATGCCACTTTCGCCGATCTCCTCGCCGATAAGCGCGTGCCATTCACCGATGCCCTGTGGCTGTTCTGCGCCGTGCTGAGCCGAGACGGTAACGATCGCCTCTTGCGCTGGTTCGCCTGCTGGTGCGCCTGGCAGGTAAGCCACCTGATGGAGGATGATCGCAGCGTCAACGCCGTTCGTGTGGCCCAGCGCTTTGCTCGTGGGCAAGCGACCGAGGAAGAACGGGCCGCCGGCTGGGCCGCCGGCTGGGCCGCCGCCGGCGAGGCCGCCTGGGCCGCCGCCAGGGCCGCCGCCGGCGAGGCCGCCAGAGCCGCCGCCGGCGAGGCCGCCGGCTGGGCCGCCGGCTGGGCCGCCGCCGGCGAGGCCGCCGGCTGGGCCGCCGCCGGCGAGGCCGCCTGGGCCGCCAGGGCCGCCGCCGGCGAGGCCGCCAGAGCCGCTGCCGGCGAGGCCGCCTGGGCCGCCGCCAGGGCCGCCGCCGGCGAGGCCGCCAGAGCCGCCGCCGGCGAGGCCGCCGGCTGGGCCGCCGCCGGCTGGGCCGCCGCCGGCGAGGCCGCCGGCTGGGCCGCCGCCGGCTGGGCCGCCGCCGGCGAGGCCGCCGGCTGGGCCGCCGCCGGCGAGGCCGCCTGGGCCGCCGCCTGGGCAAATCAGCGCAGGATGATGGTTCGCATTGCGGCGCGCCTCGAACGCATGACGCGATAGATTCACCACCACACCAAGAGAGGGATATCAGTATGGAAGCAGGCAAATACCGCGCACGCGCAGTCGAGCGCACCGACCCCGAGACCGGCGAGACCGCCAAGGTCTTCTTTGGGTTCTCCTCGCAGAAGGAAACGCCACAGTGCATCGTGCACTTCGAGATCGTGGAAGACGGCGACGATCTTGGCCGTGTGGTGCCCTGGTTCGGCTACTTCACCGCTAATACCAGGGAGCGCACGATCCAGAGCCTCCGGCACTGCGGTTTCCGCGGCCGCGATCTGTCGGCGATCAATGACGAGCCCCTCGACCGGGAGGTGCAACTCGTGATCGAAATGGAAGAACAAGAGGACGAAGCGGGCAACCGCTATGATCGCCCCAAGGTGCAGTGGGTGAACGCCCTCGGGGGCGGCTTCGTCTCGATGAAAAAGAAGATGGATCAGGGCGCGCTGCGCCGCTTCGCCGCGGAGATGCAGCGCTACATGGACGCCCCACCCGATCGCGCCAGCGTCCCCAGGGGCAGCTCCAGCGGCCGTAGCAGCCAGGGCCGGCGCAGCACCGCACCAGTGCGCCGTGACGACGTACCGCCACCGTCGGACGACGATATCCCGTTCTAGCGGCGGGCCGTGATCAGGATGCGCATGCGCTGGATCGCTGCCAGATCGTCGCGCACGCGCACCTGAATGCTGTAACCGGGTAGAAGCTCTACCGGTGAGCCCAATACGTCTGGCCAGGTCACGAACGCGGTGAGCCGGTCTGGTCCAGCAGCGGTTCCGATCACCGCTGTGCCGACCCCGGAGAAGATCTCATCGTTCCGCTTCCACGGGCTTCCGCGGGTGAAGTCGATGATCTCATCATTCGAGACATCGAACACGCCAGCGGTGAGCCCATTCGTCAGTGCCGCGATACCGCCGAAATTTCCCCACTGGATTCCAGTGTTCACGATATTGATCGTGAACCCATGCCAGGCGATCGGGCGCGATGTCTGATTGACGTAGGCGTAGACCTGCTCCTCGATGGAGCCGTCCACGTTCATATCGCGCAGATCTGCCGGTGGCGTGCCGACAATGTGAAGCAGAAACCCATTCGATGAGCGTCCAGGTGCGATCGTCATTGTTGGATCCTACAATGGTCCCGTTCGTATAAGTCCACAGGAAAGACTTCCGACCGTCATTGTTCGCGATTGAGCGCTATTGTGCGACACGAAGATCGCGAACTCCGATCCCGCCTCCTCTATGGCAAAGGATCCCCCCGGAGCTGCGCCGATCGGCTCGGTCATGATCGATAATTGTGCGGGAAAGTTGTAGCGACGTGTGAATACCGGCGTGCCGGCCAGATCGGTTCCCTGCCCCAAGGTCCAAGTATATGCGGTCGATTGATTGGCGTCATCGGAGAACGAGAGAACAGCGAATGCTCGATATACTCCGTTGACATCACCGGTGGCCAGGAGCACGCCGTCTGGGCTCAAGCTCCAGAACTCCGGCCGGCGCGTGAACGGCTCGCCAAGTAGCCCTGTGAGCGGCAGACGGACCACATCCCCGGCAGGGATAACCAGAGGATCCATATCCTCCGCGACGATCGCCGCCTGGAAATTCACCGGTGTGAACGTCTCCAAGATCTGGAGCTCGGACGACACCCGGGTGGCCCGCACGTCGATGGTGCCGCGGAGCTGGATTACCTGCCCGCTGGCGAGCTCGATGAGGATGCCGAAGAACAGCTCACCCTCGGCAAGGCTCGCGGTCTCGTCAGCGGTGAGCGGCGCATCGAACTGGCCGAGCGTGTCTCCGGTCTGGGCGAGGATGGTGATCGTCGATAGTCCGGTCGAGGTGAGCACGGTCGGCAGGGCATCACCCGGGCCGGTGATGTTCAGGACGATGTCCGCACCGGTGATATCGATCGCCGCCCCGGTCTCGTCGCGCACGGTGCCGCGCAAGGTGAGCGTCTCGCGCTGGTTGACGAAGGTGCGGAACTCGCCGCACGGTGAGCGGAGCAGCGGATCCTCGGTGTCTGCGAGGCCGACGCGGGACAGGGACGATTGGTGGATCATGGTGACCGCATGGTAGCAGCGAGCGCTCGCGCACGGTGTGGCGGATTGCCATAGCCACGCCGGCGCAACCGTGCGGATACTCGTCGCGATCTCGTGGCCCCGGTCATGCATGACTGATCGGCCATGAAGATCGCATGCATCATCATCGCCTTCGCCATGATCGCCTGCTCCACCCACCCACCCGCCGACCTGCCCCGGCAAGCGCGGCCGGCTGCTCGACCGGTACCCGAGCGCGAAGTGCTCGCCCTGGTGCGCGACCTGGTCAGCGTTGCTGGTCGCCGTGGCTTCTCGATGACCGCGCTGATTCGCGCCCTGGACGCGGAGAACTCGGTGGACGTGTGCCGGGCTCTGGCGCTCGCTCCGGCGCCCTGCGAGGAACTGGGCGCCCGGGTGCACGCGATGGGCCTGCGCCTGGAGGCTGCTGATGGCGAGGTCATCGGCGATGCGTCCACGCCCCCGCGCGGCTGCTCGGACGAGTACAGGCCGTGCTATCAGGTCGCGATCACCCGGGCCGCGTTGACCGGCCGGTTCGCTGCGATCATCGCCGGGCAAGCCGTCTACGGTGTCCTGCAATGTCACTGCCGGCACTGCCCGCGCGGTAGGCTTGGCCCGGTTTGTGATGTCTTGCCTGGGGCATGATCACCATCCAAACCCTCACCCTGCTCCAGCTTGCGCTCGTGGGCATCGGCGTGGCCGGCCTGTGGTTCTGGCCGCACCGCGCCCGGAGCATCATCGCCGCCACCGTGGCCGCCTGCTTTGCCGCGATCGGGCTGATGGATCCGGGCGAATGGGCATCGAGCGCGGGCCCTGCGCTGGCGATCTTCGCGCTCCTGCTCGTGTCGTGGCTCGGCGAACGTCGCCGGTGATGCCCTGGTTTCCCGCCGCGGGATCGCCTATAACCGCGGCATGAAGAACATCATCGCAGCCATCGTCCTGTTCACCGCCATCGCCCTGCTTACGGGTTGCCCGCCCGTCCACACCACGCCCGCCCCTACGGCCCCGACCGAGGCACCTCCCGATCGAGCCGCCCATTGATGGCGTCGAGACGTTCGAAGAGCATCGCGAGCTTGACGTTCGTCTCCGTGCCCACCTCGACCACGCGGGTCGCCAGCACGCCGTATGCGCTGTAGGCGGTCCCGCCGATGGTCAGCCCCACTCCGACCAGGATACCGATCAGCCATCTCTGGAACGTGCTCTGTCTGTTGTTCTGATCTCGAAGATCTTGGATGTCGGCTTCGAGCATCGCGATCTTCTGCTCCATGACCGCGGAGATCACGACCGGGTGCTGCCCGGTGATTGCTGTGGTGGGATCCATATGGTGCAGATTACAGCGGGCGGGGGGTCGCTATCGAGGGTAAATCGACGTCTACAGCACCACCGGGTAGCAGATGCGCATCTTGATCCATCCGCCCCTTACCCCCCCTTTTTTGTCCGTGATCTTTGCTTCGATCGTGTAGAGCAGCGTATTGGACAACCTCATCGGGGCCCGCAGCGTCTCCCTTGCCTGGGACTGCCCTACGCTCCTGCTCTCTGCCTCCACTTCCACGGCAACCTTTCCGTTTGCGCCGTTGATCGATTTGATCGCGACGCTGTAAAAGCCTTCTCCTGCAAAGCTGTATGCGAGCAGATGCACGAGTGCCTTTTCTGGGATGGCCGGCATCAGTGGCGCAACCAACACCGCACCGTTTATTCCCGTCCAGATCTGTTCCTCGGTGTCGTAGACGATGCCGCCCACACCAGTGAATGCAGATGCCGGAAAGCGCGCAGTGTGCACTACGCAAGCATCTGCGCCGGCATCCTGTCCCTGTGCGTGCGCCTCATACGAGAACCCTTCAGCACATGCAATCCCGGCCAGAGCCCCTATCAGAATCCCAACGTATTTATCCATCTCATGTATTCCTTTTACCCGCAAATATAAAACCGTGACCCGATAACTCTCACAGTGTCTCCGCCTTGACTCAAGATTCGCAGTCCTGCCGATTCTGGCAGGCCGGTAATATTCGCATCGCCGGTCCCTGAAAATTGTGTCTTATCGACTGCATAACCGGCAGCATAACCGTTCGCCCATAGTGGTAACGTCGGCACGGCGATCGCCCATCCAGAGGTAGGCGTAAGATCCTCTACCGTGAACACGCCATCCAGGATTCCATCAAACTGAATCTTGCTGTAGTCCAGTCGACACAGACGCACTGCGGGAGTTCCAGTGGTGTAGTACAGGCCGTATCCCACCGCCATCACGCGGTAACCGCCCCCCGCAACTGGACACTCCGATAACGCGATTTCACCGCTTCCGGTTACCGAGACGAGATGCAGGTAACTCTCCGTCCAGTCTGCCGGTAAGTAGCCAAAATTTCGGCCGATCGTATGATATTCCCGAAACCCCACCGGAACCCGGTAATCCCGGATATCCAGCTTCGGATCGAACTCCGTCTCACCGAACCGCACCTGAAACGCCGCGATCTTCACGAATCCGGCCGGGGTGGCCGGCTCGACGGGAGATACGTCTTCGGTGCCCGTGACGACCTGGATGGTCGCCTTCACCTTGCGCTTCTTGATCACGTTCGAGGTCGTCAGCTCGCGCGTGAGCGCGTCCTCGAAGTCGCGTAGCTCCTGATCGGCAGCGTCCGCGCTCTCCTGCTCCAGCTTGATGCAGACGATATCCCAGCGCGGATCCGTCGTGACCGCGGCGAGGGTCGAGCTGTACTCGTCGTCTTCGAGGTAGTAGCTCAAGAACTGCGGGTCGGTGCCGATGGGCACGCTATCCGCCGTGCGCTGCAAGACCAGCCCGCGCAGGTTCTTGATCGTCAGCCCGGTGTCCGCCGCATAGGGGGCGCCCCCGTTGCCCAGGCAATACATGTTGTCGATGCTCGGGCCGGTCGCGTCGATGTCGTCCTGGATGGCCCAGCCGGCCATGATGCCGTCGAACACGGTCGCGTGGATGTGCCGCTGCATCGAGTTCAAAT